TTATTCAGGGCTTTGTCGTTTCTGACGGTCCTCGCTTATTGCCGCCTCCAGCGCTGCCCCTATCTCAGATTTTCGGACGCGTCCTAAAACTTTTAGCTCTAGCTTGAATTCTGTGCGCCCCATGCCATCACCACCCCCATAGGTGTTATGCCGATAACGCATGCTGCGGCCTCCCTCCCCCCGGCGTTCTGCCGACCGAACATAATTCCCTCTCAGAAATAGCACGACCAACGGTAGTGCATTTCCTTGCATATATCATATGATATAGATATGCTGCATCCACACCCAAGGAGAACGTCATGGAACTCTTTCACACCAGCCCCGAAGAAATCACCAGCATCGACAAGCACGGCCGCTTCGGTGAGTTCCTTTTCTTCTCTTCCAACGTTTACGTGATGACTGCCGGCGAGCATGTTGTCTATCGCACTGAGATTGACGATAACGCGATCATCGCTGCCGGCCATCTGTTCTACCACGAGGACGCCGAAAAACTGGACGACCTAGTTGCCAAGTTCTGCGCGCGATTCGATGTCGATACCGGCACAGCCGAAGAAATTATCAGCGATCGCCAGCAACTCGATAGCTGCGACAGCGACGAACTATGGGATGCGCAGGTCTATACTGCTCGAGCCGCAAAAATCCTTGGCTATCGAGGCGTGGCAGTGAGCGATGAACAAGGCACTGCTTATATGATCGACATGCTCGGCCGAGAAGGCGAGCTGGTGAAAGCATGAGCAAAGCACAAAAGGACGCTGCCGCCCGCTACCGCGCTGCGCAGATTCAAATTCAGGCCCTGATCAACCCACAGACAGAGCCAGAACTTGCAGAGGCCTGGAAGCGCCTGCTTGAGGTGCATGGCGGCAGCAAGAAGAAGGCCATTGCATGGGCAATTCTTCATGCAGAGATTTGATCGAACAGGTCTCCGGTTCGGAAGTCTGACCGTTATTGAGGACCGCCCAGAATCAAGCCGGCTGGTATGCAGGTGCAGCTGCTCGCGCGAAGGTCTCTATCCGCGCACGATCAGTAAGCCAGCCTACCGCGGCCGCCTGATGTGCGAATGGTGCGCCGGCTCTCCATGCATAATATGCAACGAAACAATCCCCGCGAGATCTGGCAGACAGTCGGTGACATGTTCCGAATTGTGCGCGGCTGAAGGGGATGCCGCAATCCTGATTAACGAGCGATCTCTCGCACATACGCCTGGCATGCTGCCAGTGCGATCAGTCCTTGGTCGCCGTCGCCGGTGATTCCGATAACTCGTTGAGCATGCGCTGGGTCAAGTCGGGCGCGCGGGGCTCCATGAACCAGGCCGCCGGCGGTGGCGGCGGCAGGCACTGTGCAGCCGGCAACGCCGTCCTTGGCGTCGAGGAGGACTGACAGCCGCAAGTCAGCAGTAGCAAGGCGGTCGCGCAGGCGAGCTTGATGGGTTTGAGCATTGCTCAGCTCCTGGTGATGGGTTCTATCGGCGGCGGCCAGGCGCTGCTCGAGCGCAAGGCGTTTTTCCTGTTCGGTGCGCTGCTGGGTTGCCGCAGCCAGGGTCAGTTCATTCAGCGTCTCGCCCTGAGCCCTTGCCTGCTCTGCCAGTTGCTGGCCGTAGCGCCAGTCCTGGACCTTCCATGTTGCGCCGGACGCCAGCAGGATCAGCAGAAGTGCACCGATAGCCTTCCCAGCAAGCGAACTCACGACAGCACCCCGCCCGCCAACCGGTACTGCTTGATCAGGTCATCGAGTCGGTGCTCACGCTGGCCGTACCCTGCCCCCGGCAGGCTGGCCCAGATATTACGGCACTTGTTAATGGCGGTCTCGATCCGGCCGGCATGAACATCGGGCAGAGTTCGGCACTCACGAATATGCTGCAGGGCCAGCAGATCCTGGCTGATTGGACTGAAGTCCGGCAGTTGGAGCTGGGCGCGGTAGTGCGGCCAGTCCCGCAACATCTGCTGGTAACGGCCAGACGCGTTCGAAGTCAGCCCCCTGCTGTTGATCACCTTGGACGCCCGGCCCTTGGCAAAGGGGTGATCCGTGAAGTCTTTGAACACCTCTGGTTTCTTGTCGATGCCAGTGACGATCACGTCGTATCCATCCATGGCAGTGGCCGGCGAAGTGCTGGTGCCCTCTGACCAGGCCAACATGTCAAGGAAGGCGAGCGCATTGCGGCTGCCAGCGCGGGCTTCGGAAAGTCTTGCCATTGCTTTTCTCCGGGCAAAAAAAACCCGCACATGGCGGGTATCGAAATTCGATTGGGGGTCAGACTTCGGCGGCAGGTGCGTCGGTCATCACCGGCATCTCTACTGTCGGCGCATCCGGTACAAGGATATGCAAGGTAATCATGTGCTTCAGATCGTAAGGCTGGCCGTCCCTGGTGACCGTCACGGTCAGCAGGTCATTGGCAAACTCGGTCTCGACATCTGCCCGGCCATCCACCTGATTTACGGTGTAGCCCCAGCCATCATCAACCGGCGGGAACGGGACCATGCCCAGGCATCCGGTGATGTGATAAACGCCAACGGATTCTCGCGAGGATTCAACCGCACCGGCACCATTGGTCACAAAGTCGTGAGTAGCGCCCGTGGCGCCCAGAATATTGATTGCTGCTCTTGCCATGGTCAGATCGCCTTCAGATCGCTTTCAGGGTGCCGTCAGCGGCGCGGGTTGTGTTGCCTGTGCTGTAGAACTCAACGGGGGCGGAATATCCCAACTGATCTTTAGTAATAGTTCTGTACCACAGCCGACTGGTGGCCACCCCCATAATTAGCTGACATTGGTTGCGTGAGTCTTGCCCCCAGTCCGAGCTAAACATCTGCACAAGGGAGTGCGGCAGAGCAGCCGAGTTATAAAAACTGTAAAGACCTGTGGCTCGCTGGTTGTTGGCGCTGGTGTCTATTACCGAAGCCCCTAGCCAACCACCGGCCCCGACCGGCATGACGTTACCTGCGGCGGTGCCTATGTTTGCGTTTGCCGCAGTACCGAGCTGAGCGTCCCGCGCATACAACTCATCAAAGTTGCTCTGCGCCTTTTGAAACGCGCTTCGCGGTGTATCACCGCCCACGCCTGTAGGGGCAGTCCCGAGCTGAATCGTCTGTTTACTCATGCGTTTACTCCAATTTTTGTCAATAAAAAACCCGCCGTGGCGGGTCGTTGTGCTGTCGATCGGTTACAGGGATCGCATAGGCCGGGCGGCAAAAGTGGTGCGACCATTCTTGTCGGCACCCACTTCAGTTCCTTGTAGCGCGCCCATATATCCATTCAGCGTGTTGCGCACTCCTGCATGAAACCCGCATGGCGTTTCCCGAACAGTGTTGCCGTTGTAGTTCTTCCCACCCAGCAGGGTGGAAGCAAGAAAGTAGTCGTCATAGGAACCGGTCCAGGGCATTTGGAACCCGCTCCAATAGATGCCCGAAACGGAGCCGCCTCGATTATCCCAAGACCAGCCCTCGTTAACGGGCAGGCCTGTCATGACCAGCAGGTTGTCCGCCCCAACGAAGATTTGCTCGCCAGCGGCATTGCGCAACCGCAAGTCGTATTCGCTGGGCGGAGATGTCGAGCGAAACGTTGCGACCAGCCAGCAGCCGCTGCAGTCGGAGCTGTTGAAAGGTGTCATTAGATGCAGCTTGAAATAGAAGCCCGTCCAGTTCCCAGGACCGCCCATCTGCACTAGTGAGTGATACATGCCCTGATTGTAGGGGTTCAGGAAAACATGCGGCGCTTCAGCGGTAGTTATCGGTGACGGATAAGTGATGATTGCCTGAGTGATGGTCACCGGTGCAGTCGGTGGCTTCCCAATCGTGTAGGTACCGGAAGCGGCAACGTTCAGCACCCTGTTATCGCTGTCGATCTGAAAGAAGTTCTGACCGTTGCGCGATCTGAATCCATAGTCCATGCCCAACTCCTATCGGTAGGTCAGGATAAAAACGTTGAGCACCATCCCTTGCCCACGCCGAACCCTAAGCTGCCCCGCTGACCAGAACACGGAAGGTAGGATGGCGTTTTCATTGGTCGGGTCAGGCAAAGTCACGCACACAAAAGACTGTGCGGTTATTTCCGGCATGCTGATGTAGCTGGTGAAGTCGCTGGTGATGGGCGGCACGGTGACTTGTTTCGTCACTATCGAGCGAACAGTCATCGTTGATGTGTCGAGCGTCACCGCCCCTGCCGCGTTTTTCGTCCTTGCTCCGTAATAGTCCATTACGTCATCTTCCCGAGTGCGGCGCGCTCGATGTAGTTCAGGTCATACACGTAGATCCCGTTGTTGTTTAGTAGCGTGTATCCGGTGCTGGACTGACCGCGCAAGGTGAACGTCCCCGCCGGAATGTTGATCTCAAGCAGTGGAAGCCCTTGCGAGTTGAGCGCCGCAGAGCGCAACGTCATGCCGAGCACCAGCTCTTTTATAAAGGCCTGATTGATAAACGCTTGGTTGATGAAAACCTGACCATCCTGGACAACAAACGGCACAGCGAGCGCCCCGCCCCCCATGCCATTCACCACTGCGAAGCGATCAGCGCTCACAAGGAACTGGCTCTGCAAGCCGGCCGGACCGTTCTCGATGCCGAGGCCGATGCCCGCAGCGACGTAGCGCCCCGCCGAATCGATCTGCATCTTCACTGACCACATCGTTGAGGCCTTACCGTCGAGCGCGACTTGGGCCTGGCTGACCTCTTGAATCGCGGCGGCGTTCTGGCCCATCTGGACCTGAACGTTGTCAACTCGCTTGCCGGTGGCCACATCACCATCAATCACCGCCGACTGCAGCGACCAGACACCAACGAAGCTTTCCGTAGAGCCCGCCAGATCCTCGGTGGAGCCCGCCATCGGCGGGTTCACTTGAGCAAAGACACCGTCGACCTTCTCGCTGATCGCCGACACCTCGCCCGACACGACCTGGATGCGATTGTTGACTGACCCCGGCAAGTCAGCCGGGCCGTCGATCAAGTTGATCCGATCGCCCAGATGCTTGCCGAGCGCGGACTCGCCGATCTGGCCGGAGAAGTACTTCTCGTACTCGGCCTGGTCAGAACTGGCCTGACCGTTGACGCCGATCCCCGTCGGATACCAGGGGCCGACGTTGCCGGTGCGGTCCACGAGTCGAGCCCAGAAGAAAAATGACGCGCCGGCCAGGATGCCCTGCATTTCGTGCCGGGCCTGCGGATACGCGAAGTCGCCGAGCTTGATCGCATCGGCAAGCGACGTGGTCTTGCTGTACCAGATCTCTGTGCGCTGGGTGTCCTCGGCGCCGGCAGGGAAGCCCCAGTCAAGGCGGATGCCATAGACGAGACTCGTTGGCGTCAGGTACGACACCGCAGGCGGCAGGCCTTCCTTGCCCTTGAGCTGGGTCAGGTTCGAACTCTTCCAGATCGACGAAATGTCGAAGGCGCTCACCGCCCTCACCCGGGCCAGATAGGCGCCGGCGTAAATGCCAGTCACGTCGACGCTGGTCGAGCCCGTGCGCTGCACCTTGATCCAGTTGCCGCTGTCCTTGCGCCATTCCACGTCATAGGCGACTGCACCATTCACCGCGGACCAACTGATGGTCATCGTGGCCACGGCCAGGCCCTGGGACACCACCGAGTTTGCAGTCAGGGAGACGCTTGCCGGCGCCGGTACGACGGTGATCGGGATCACGCTGATTGGCCGCTCTTCCAGGCGGGCACCGGTGTCGATATGCGCGAACTTGCTGGGGTCGTACTGCACGGCCGAGATCTCAAACACGCCCGGCTCCGGCCGCGACACGCTCGTCACGCGATACAGCGGCACCGCCAGGTCGTCAGCATCCAGCGCCCAAACCAGTTGCGGCTCCGGCGCCATTGAGTAGGCCGTGGTCACGGTGGCCTTCCGGCCGCTCACCAGTTGCACGGTGCGCCCTTCGCACTTGCCGTTGGGCAGGTTGAGGATAAGCCGGTCGCCGGCCTTGGCCTGGGTGTCGCGGTCCAGGGTGATCACCCGGCCTGACACCGCCGAGATGCGCCCTCCGATTGCGCGACCGGCCAGCAGCTCGTCCGCCACCGGGATGACGTAGCCAGGCAGTGGAATACGCCCATCGAGGCCAACCTTGAAGGTAATCCCGCGATCCTTGGAGTTCGTCAGCAACGCCCACTTGCCGCGGCGCTGCGCCTCCGACTCACGAGTACAGCCGATCGCACTGATCTCCAGCGGGTTGTCGCCATAGCGCCGCTGCAGCTTCGCATCGGTCACGGCGGTGACGTCGGTGTCGTAGTTGTTCGCCGGGTTGTCGTAGCTGATCAGCGCGCGACTGTAGCGAGTGCGCTCCGACGCGCTCGTGTACGTGAACTTGCCATCGATGACGTTTGCCCGGGTGTACGCAAAGTCGAAGTCGGTGGCGCGCGGCATATCGGAAAGCGAGAAGACCTGGCCCTGGGCCCAGTAGGTCATGCCTCGATAAATCGTCGAGATGTCGCGGAGCAGAGACCAAGCGTCGGCCTTGCCCTGCAGGTTCAGGTTGCAGATAAAGCGCGGTTCCTGGCCGCCCTTCCCGTCCGGCACCAGCTGGTCGCAGTACTGGGCGATCCGGTACAACTCCCATTTATCGACCTGCCACGGCTTGATGCGGCGGCCAAGGCCGAAGCGGTCGTTGACGGTGATGTCATAGGTCATCCAGACCGGGTTATCGGTCCAGGCCTGCTTGAAAGTGCCGTCCCAAATTCCTGTATAGGTCCGACTGTCCGGATCGTAGTTGCTCGGGACCTGGACCCTCCTGCCTTTGCAGCGAATGGTCACTGCCGGGATGTTGCGAAATTGCTCGGCCGAGAACTCGATATAGAGCAGTGCGGTGTTCGGGTACCGCAGCTTTGCGTCGATCACCTCAGTGAAGCCGGCGATCTGCATGGTGTCGGCTATTTTGTTGTTGTTCTGGTTGGGCGTGACGCGGGTCACGCGGATCATCCAGCCGCTGGTGGCCGCCGGTAGATCGATGCGTCGGGTTCGCTCGTAGGTGCTGGTGGTCTTGCCATCGACGGCCTCGCTCAGCACCTGCTGATACGCGCCGCCATCGGTGGCCACCTCGACCTTGTATTCAATCCGGTAACCGTTGATGTCGCCGCTTTTGGGGTCGACGGATTGCAACATTGGCCAGGCAAAGCGTAAGCGCACTGCCGATAGTTCAGTGTTGTTGATAGCGCGCACCCAGGGCGTGCCGCTGCGCAACTCGACACCGAGCGAGGTCTCGTTCTCGATCGATGGAATGCCCTGGATATACCCCTGCTCGACTGAGCCGCTGCGGTACTCCCATTTCACGTTCGGGAAGTTCATGTTGCCCTGCGGATCCTGCAGAGGCGTGTTGTCGAGGAAGATGTTCTGTGCGGTCGGAGTTCCGGCGAACTCGCCTTCGCCGATTGCGATCAGCATCTTGGCCACGGCCACCGAACGCAGGCTATCCGGCGCCTCGGTCGGGGTCTTCGGCTTTTCGGAGCCGCCCTTGGCGCCGTGAATATCGATTGAGCAAGCAGCTCCCATAGAGGTCACCTCTTGTTGACGTTGGTTCGGGTTGAATTTTTGGCGTTTTCAACTTCATTTAACTCATCAGGATCGGCCTGCCAGGTACAGAACAGGCCACCCCACCAGCGGACGGAGCAAGCAAAATGAGCGAAGAAAGGAAAGTGCCACCAGAAATAAACAGGATGCTGCGGGGTTGGTATGGCTGCTTTATTGGCTGGACAATCACACATTATTTGCTTGGGCTTTACGCAACCGTGGGAGCGGTTGTAGTCGCCTCGCAAAAAGTGCCAGAAAACGTTTTGCTGAGTGTCAGCGTTGCAGTTGCTACTGCCGCACTCACTTTTCTGAAAGCGCAAGCAAAGTCGAATACTTATATTTCAGCCTGGCGCCTACTAAATACAGAGAAGGTCTGCTACCTGCTGGACCCAGCCTACTCAGTTGATAAATTGGCCCAGGCGTATAAACAGGGTGAGGAGATTATTACGAAGGCGGATTGAGTCGCTTCACGTCTGATCTTCGGCGTAAATTGCGGCGCTGATGATTGCCCCGCCCCAGCGACGCTCGCCATAGCAGAGCGGGACCGGGTTGCCGGATGCCGTGGTGTTTTTAGCGCTGCCGAAGGCATAGCCGGGGGTATTCTCGGGGGCGGCGCTGGTCTTGAGCCCGCCCGCCTGGGGGCTGAGCATTTGGATTACGCCGCCAAGTGCAAGGGAGGCCCCCATCATCATCATTCCAGAAGTAAAAGGTGTGGCTGTGCCGCCAGAGGCATAAGTCAATACCGCCCCTACGGCAAGCAAAACAACGCCCACGACTGTTTGAAGTACACCGCCACGCTTGCTCCCGCAGATGACCGGAGCAATACGAATATCTCCAGCTCCGCCGTAGCTAAGCTCTTTTTCTTCGAGATTCTTGCTCCCGCGAAATATAGCGAACTCGATACCTCTCGACTTTGCATTTGAGATGAATCGCTCAAACCCAGGAATCTGGACACAAAGTGCTTTAATCGCCTCGGCGGGCGACCTGGCGGAAAGTCGGAAAGAGCGCCCGAACTGGCGGAGTTGCCCATACAACAAGATTGTCGTCATCGGCTGATATTCGATAGCGAGTGCGGCCATTACTTTTCTCCAGATAATAAAAAACCACCCGAAGGTGGTCTGAATGCCTGATCTAGCGGTCACATGGATGTTGGCCTGATATCAAGGCCGACTTGGGTGTCACCGCCTATCCTGAATTTTTTAACGCTTCCGTCCTGAACAATTGTTGATTGTTCCTTTCTCAAACTGCCCCAGCCGCACGTTCCTCCACTGCGCTCATCGCCTGACAGCCCAATTAAGTGCTCTCCAGCAGGGACGTACAAGCGAACCACCTCTCCAGTATCGATGCGCGCTGAAAACTTACCATCGACCAGCACTCCTACGTAGCACGCACCACCTACAAATCCTGTATCTCGCGTGACGATGACCGTGCCGTGCGGTCCAGATGGCTTTTTCGAGAATGCCAAAACTCTATCAGCCGGCACAGGCTTGGCCTTGTCCGCCGACACTTGAGATGTCGAGCACCCAGCCAGCGCAACCAAGGCCGCCACCCCTATGAGCAATTTCATGTCGCTCCCTCGTTGAGATTTGCGCGGACTGTAGCACCAGGTGACCAGAAACGAAAAAGCCCAGCGGGTGGGCTGGGCTTTTGTGCTGAACCTAAGGTTTTCGATCAATATCTTTATGCGTACCGATCCGACGTAACACAGCCACGGACCCGACCAGCTCGAAGCTGAGCTTGTGGCTGTGATTGGCCGTAATGTGGATGGTGTAGATGCCTGGTTTTTTATAGCCTGAAAGCTTCTCAAGACGCAGCTTCTTTGGTTGCGGATCATCTAAGAGCATTTTGTAGCGTTCTTTGAAAGCCTCCTTTATCTCAGGAGGCAGGCTTCTATAATCATTCTGAAAAGATGATTTACCGAGGTCGAAGTCGGTTATTGGCAACCTCACAGGTCGTCGAGGAAGCTATCGATATCAGAAGTATTGCGCATGATTTTAGGCTTGTGAGCCCCTTCCGCATCCGCACCCCGCTCCAGCAACACCCAACGAAGGTTCTCGACCTTGCTGTTGAGGGTGGTTGCAGCCTCAATGACCTGGTCGTAAGCATCAGCCACACCATCTTCAGCCTCCAGTTCCGGAGCCTCGTGAGCCGCTGCTTGTTTATGGCTAAGCACGGAGCACATCAGATGCAGTGAGTCTTGAACCTTTTCAAGTGAAGGAATCACTTCGCTCTCCAGATTCTCGCCAGCAAGAGCTTCGGTATCCGCCCGAACCAGGAGCTTGTCACACGCCTCGGACAGCGCTTCGATATTGCGCCTAGTAAAAACAAGTGCCTCAACAGTACCGTCGATGACCCTGAGCAAATCAAGAGAACGAGCAGCCTCAAAGGTCATGATGTTGCTCATGATCTCCATCGGATGCGGCTTGGCGGGAAGGTTCCCAGCTTTCATTTCTCTTGATCTCCGGCGTAACGGCTATACGTAACAACGTATCGTATCATTGTACCGTGTCAAGTCACTACGGAAGCTCGTTGCCTGTACGAATCCCCAGTAACGCCCCGCCGTCCGCCGATAGTAGCCTCCCGCCCTCACATGGATGACCTAGGAGCTAGCAATGGGCAAGTGGGCAGCGATCGATCTGCGAATCTGTACGGAACTACGAAATCTCCCCTACAGAGCTGATCCAGAGGATGATATCCATCCCATGATATGGCTAAGCAAAGAGCCTGGTCGCATTGAAGAAATACCAGAATTACAGCGTGATCCAAAGTTGAAGTCCCTGGTTGTCGCTATCAATAGCCCCAACCTGAGGTTTGAGACCTTTCGCTGCGCATCGCAGGTCGAGGACGAGAACGGCCACTTTTCTTCGGTATTTGGCGTAGGCATTATCTACCGAGATCGTCGAGCATTCCAAGATTATGGCGCCCAACTCATGGTTGCCGGTGAAGTGCTTGGCTTTGTGGCGGATAGCGACAAATTCCCAGATCAAGCACGTCCTTTCGCCATAGAGATTCACCGGATTCACCTGAAAGAAGAGAATCTGACAGGCTGGTCGGTTGATATATGGCACGTGTCTCGATTTGCTCAAAAGGCCGAAGCGACAAGCCAAGCCGCAGAGGCTCTAGACTTCCTGTCCAGTGTCCTCGGACCAAAGTATGCATAGATTTCACCATAAGGGATTTCCCCAGTCCTTTGCCTGCAAGCCCAAGGACTGGGGTTGCGCCAATTTCGGCGCGTTTATGACCTAGGAGGTCGCCGTGAGCAATGACACCAACATCCAAGAGATTCTGAACTATACCGGCTCATCTCTTCTTACGCTGAACTGCATACTCTCAGGCCTGGCGAATCAGCTTAAAGAGACGCAAGGCGCGGGGGCTATTGAGGCGGCTCAAGCTTATGCCGTAGAACTCGCCAAGACTCATCCATCAGGTGCTGTTGCGCCCGACGTGACAGCTATCAACAGCTTCTTCAGTCATCACAAATAGGGTCAAGGCCGAGCGCCTTTTCCAATCTCGAAAGCCGATGCTCATATAGGTCGGCTTTCGATTGTGTATTCTTTCCACAATCTTCGGGCAAGCCAATCCCAACCCCTGCGAACCGACCACCATCGATGATGATCGACCACCTGCTGGTGAACTGATCGCCTGCAGCTTCAAATGGCTGACTCATAGTTGCTCCCGCGGCCCTGCCGCATCATGTGGTTGGTTGTGCATCTTTGTGCCTGAGGATCAGGCGCGTTCGATCGAGCCAGGGGCCGCCGAACACGACAATCTCGCTGGGTCTGCCATACAGGTGGTGCAGCAGGAAAGGCCCAGGTCCGAACACCTCGGCAGCCTCCCCTGGCAGCGCTGGATCTGTGCCGAGATAGATCCCCGCATGGTTCGGGTGTGCTGTGCGACCCACGGACATGACGATCATGTCGCCGCGCCGCGGCCGGTCGACCCGCGCGAACCCGGCTGCTTCGTAGGCCTGCTCGTAGAGGCTCGGCCCGGCCGGGTCTTCCCACCAGCCATCAGCGCGCTGGAAGGCTTCGAACTCCAACCCCCATTCGCGCTTGTACCAGTCCGCGCTGACCTGCCAGCAGTCCCACACACCGTGCACGAAGGGACGCTTCAGCAACGGCGTATCGCCGGTTGGTGTGATCGTGCGCAAATCCGCCTCGGGCCAGCTCAGAATGTGCCAGGGCAAGGCCGTGGCCTCGCACATTGCCAGGTCGCGCGACGATGGCCGACTGGTAGCGTCCGGGTGCGAGTGAACGATACCGATCACCTCGCCCAGGTCTTCCGCCGCGGCGTAGTCCTCCGGATCGAGCCGGAACTCTTCGTTCGGCTCTGTCGCTATGTTCCGGCACGGGAAGTACTGCCGCTTCCGTCCGACGGCCAGCACCAGGCCGCAGCATTCAGCGGGATAACACTGTTCGGCATGCGCCTGTATGGCGCTCAGGATGTGCTTGCGCATGGTCAGCTCCGGGCAATCAGTGACACGGCAGGGAATCCACCGTGACTGAGCGGTTGGTTTTCGCCGAACCGCAACTTGCAGGACTTCAAGCCACCCTTGCACTGATCCTTGCTCGGGTCATCCGTGGGGTTGTCCTCGTCGTCGAACATGGCGCTACTGGTGTGGCCACAGTTCGGGCCTCGGTAACCGCCAGTCATGGCCCAGTGGCAGAAGGTCGTCATCTGCCGTCCGGGCAGTCCGTGGTTGTCGATCTCTCCCGGGGAGGACAGCTCCCACTGGACCTGCTCGCCGTCTTCGCCGGTCTTCTGGTCGATGTACCAGATCTCCAGCGCTTCCTGGGTCGGGTCAGCCGTGGGGTTGCCCTCGGGAAAGTTGGCCGCATCCAGGTACTGGACCAGCGTCTCGCGGACCGTGAGCTGAAACTTCAGCAGATCATCGAAGGCCAGGCACAGCGCTGTGATGCGACCGTTGACGTTGGCCGCGGTAAAGCTCGGCCGAGTCGCACTGCCATCGCTGTCCGCGCCGATGCCCTCAATCTTCACCGGCCAGGCTGCGTACTCGTGGCCCTGCCACCAGATCGACTTCGCCGGCAGCTCATCCGGAGAGCCAGCATAGGCGGCAAGCTCGGCTGGCGTGTGCGGGATTGCGTGCCCGTGAAAGCGCAGAACATCGGCGCCGTACTCCGTGCCGTCGATTTCAAACAGGCGCACTTCCCCGCCGGGCTCCAGCTTCTGGATGTCCGCGATCAATGCCATGTGGCTGCTCCCTATGGGTGAAAGGTTTGCTCGAAGGTGCCGGTCAGCGTGTAAACGTTGCCGCCCTTGTGAGCTGGTTTGTAGCCGCTGCACTTGTAGAGCCCGAGCTCGCCCAGCGGCGGCGTCCAGAGGAACGCCCTGGTGCCCTTGTGGCGATCGAGAAAGGCCATGATTTCTTTGATCCGCGCGGCGCTACCGGTGTGGCTGAATGGCCAGGACTGCGTCTTGTTGTTGATGCCATCCGATACCGTCTGGCTGTAGCCGTCGCCGAACTGCTTGGTCCGGGTGCGCTGACTAACCTCGCCTTCGGCGCCTTTCTCGATCTGCCAGGTGAACGTTTCAAGCGCCATAGGTCACCCTTTGATTGCCCTGTAAATGCTGCCGCCTTGGCCCAGGTCCTTGCGCTGCAGCTGCCGGTACTTCTGCTCGACGAAGTCGCCAAGCTCTTTCCCGAACTGCTGAAAACCGGGGGCATCGGAAGAAGCGCTGGTGGAGCCGTCACTGGCGACGGTCACCTGCACACTGATTTGAGTGGATCCGTCACCACTCCCGCCACCAAGCGCACGAATACCGAGCTGCCCACCAGCGGTCCTGGCCAGCGGCACGATTGCCTCCGGACCGGCTTCGCCCATGATCCCCTTCTGTCCACCGGCCATCCCGAAGGCAGTAGGCTTGCTCACGATGCTGTTGGTGAAGGCTCCGCCGTTGGCGAACAGCTGCGCGCCAGAATCCCAGGCACCTCCATTGGCCTGAGCAGCGGCCCAGCTGTTGATGGTGCCAGGGCTGTACCCGGCCGCCGTCGAGCCCGCTGATGTTGTGCTGGAACCACCTCCCGAGAAGTAGCTGATACCTGCACCCACCAGACTGCTCAGCAGCGCCGAGCTGGCTTGCCGAGTCGCAATGCGCGCCATGTCCGCGAGAATTGACTTGGTGAAGTCGGCAAACGACAGTTTCCCAGTCGTGGCGAAGTTGACGACCGCGTCTTCCATCGAGCTGAAGGCGTTGCTGAACAGGCTTTTCGTTTGGCCGGCGACGTTCTGCGCTGAGTCCAGGTAGTTCTGCCAAGCGGACGACGCTCCGGCGCTCCAGTCCCCCTGGGCGGTCGTCATTTCGTCGTAGTTGGCCTGGACGGTGTCGTGCAGGTCCTGCTGCGTGGCTTTCAGCGCTGCCAGTTTCTGGCCGTACTCCTCGGGGCTCATGCCGCGCGAGCCGTCGCCGTACTGGTTGGCCAGCTCCAGCTTCTGCTGGTTGAAGCGATCGTCGATGCCGTTCCGCTGGTTCGTCAGCTCGCGCTGGCGGTCACCTTGGCCAAGTCCCGTCGCGGCGCGCCGGCCCTGCTCGCGCAGAGTATCGACTTGCTGCTGCAGGGCGTCGCTGTAGGTCTGAACGGCCTGGGTCTGCTTCTTCAGCCGGCCCTCTTCGTTCTTCGCCAGCACACTCAACTCGGTATCGGCGTCCCGCTGAGCCTTGACCATCGCAGCCTTGGCGTCGGCGATCCTCTGGTCCAGCTGAATGCGCTGAGCTACCGAAGCCCCCGTCTTGGTCTTGGCCGACTCGAGCGCCGCGATCTCAGCCTCATAGGCCGCGGTGACCTCGTCGCGCTCGTTGCCGATCATGGCCTGGCGTTTCAGCAGATAGTCGGCCTGAGAGACCAGGCCGGCTTTCTGTGCCGCGTCCAGTTCCTTCTGGGCGTTCTTGTATTCGGACAGAATGCCAGTGAGCGTGTTTTTCGAGTTGTTGAAGGCGGTCAGGTCGACGGCGCCGGCCGCGGCTTTCGGATCCTTGTTCTTGTCCTTGATGTTCTCAATGGTCTTTGCAACGAAATCGGCCTGAACCAGCGGGTCATTCGGGTTCGCTTTGCGCAGCGCTTCAACGTCCCGCTTGTACTCCTTGATCAGCTTGTTGCGTTTTTCCTCATTGGAAAGGTTGGCATCACTGGTGGCCTTCAGGCGACGATGTGCTGCTTGCGCCTCATCCTGTATTCGCGTGTTTTCGCCCTGGGCTTTAGAGCTGGCCTCAATTTCAACCTTCCGCTTCTTGAGCGCGGCAATCTGCTCTTCGAGGAATTTTGTGGACTGGCTACCTGCCCCCAGATCGTCAGGGAAAAGCTTGGCCAGAAAGCCGGACTTCCGATCATCAACAAGCTTTTGGTAGTTGGCGATCTGAGTGTCGATCGACTGGGTGCGGCCCACGTCCAGAGTAACGCCCAACGCTTCGGCTGCTGCCGACTTGATGGCCTTCCAGCCCTGCTCTACCAGCCCAAGGTTCTGAGTGATCTCGCCGGCGCGCGACTTGACGGTATCGGCATAGGTGTCGGTGAGCAGCTTGACTGCGCCAACCTCGTTGCCCTGCTCCTTCAGCGCGACTATCTGCGAGTACACCGACGCCGTCAGGAAGTGGTACTGATCGTTCAGCGACTTCGCGGCGGCGACCGGGTCATCGGCGATCTTGACGAACTCCGCCACCGTCGCATCGACGGACTTGCCCGTGGCCTTCTCCATCGAAAGCGCCGCTTCAGCGATTTCAACAAAGCTGCTGCCGGCTAGCTTTCCGTTGCCCGCCATGGTCGCCAGAACTTCGGCCGCCGCTCCGGTAGTGCCAACAGTCGCACTAACCTGACGCGCCATGTCGGAGAGCTGGTTTGCACTGGTGCCGGCATAGTTGCCGGTAAGAATCAATGACTCGTTGTACGCGCTCTGCTCCTTGCTGCCCTTGTAATAGGCGAGCCCGAGAGCGCCAACAGCAGCAGTGACCAGGGCAATGGGGCCCAGGGTTGCCAGCAGGCCGGAGGCAGATGCGCCCGCGCCAGCCCCGAGCTGAGCAACCGCACGAACGCCACTCCCCCAGTCGCCGGACGACAGGGCATTACCCAGTTGAATTACGTTTTCTTGCGCCTGTTTCGTGCCGAGCTTCAGCTTGTCGAATGCGCCGGTGGCCTCGGTCAGTCCGGCTCGCTCCTTGCCAATCTTGGCTAAGGCTTCGCTATACCGCTTGGCGTCATACTCACCAATTTTATGCAGCTCGTTTAGGGCCTTCTCACGCGCCTCAAGATCCGCAAGCTTCTTGGTCACCGGGTCAATGCCGTTGACCGCACGCTTCCATCCCTCAATCTGGCGGTTCTGAGCATCGACCAGCTTTTGCTTCTGGATTACCTCCCTCTCGGCCGCCGCTGCTTGTTTTAGAAGGGACGACTCCAGCTTTTGGTCAGCCTTTTCAAGTAGTCCTTCAAGGCGAATCTGATCTTCGGTAAGAAGCAGGCCCTTTTCTTGAGCCTTGACGTACAAATCATTCGCCCTTGAGAGGTTCTCTCTCGACCCGGACGCGCTGGCAACGGCTGTCTCTAGCTGCTTTGTGATAGCCATTTGATAAGCCGCGCTATCACCTCTCTTACGACTCGCTCCAGCCTGCCGCTCCATGGCTTCCGTGGACTTGTCGATGCCCTGGGCGACTTCCGTCTCGGCCTGAACGATCTTCTTGCCAGTATCAGCCAGCCCGGCACCAGACTTGCCAAGGTCGTCGATCGCCTTCTCGGCGCCTTCTGCCGCATCGACCAGCTTGTCCAGGTCATCAGCCGCTTTGACGGCTTGCGACGACTCGACCGCGATGCCGAGCGATGCGAAGGTAGTGCTCATTTGTGTTCTCTCTGTTCCGCCATCACCTGCAGGGCTTCAGCCTCCATCTGTCGGATGTCGCTGAAGATGCCTTGCCGCTCAGCGAGTGGTACGCCGCACATTCGGATGACGCCCGGCAGAACGCCGTAGTCCAGGCCGGTAGCGCCGCACGCGCCCACTCGCCACTGGGTGCTCATCGCCTCAAAAACCGTGAACGCCGGCCAGTTGTCCGGCCAAACCTCGCAGTCCTGGCCGGTAAGGTCGCCGACCATAAAGCCAAAGGTCTTCAGCTCTTCAGCCGAAGGCCCTTGCTCGTAGAGGGCGCGTGCGACGCTTAGGAGTTTCCCAGGCGGGACTGGTTGAAGGCCTCGGAGTACGCCGCCAGCACCGCGCTGGGCGTCGAGACGATCGAGCTGACCAGGATGCGGATGTTCTCGTCGGTGAACTTCTCATCGAAGCCCCAGCTGACGACCACTGCCTTGATCTGGTCGACCTGGATGTCGATCTGCGCCGCGGTGAACTCCTTGAGGTCCATGTCCTCGACCTTCAGGCCCAGCGCCTTGTTGCGCTCGCCCCACTCGGCATAAAGCGCGGCCAGCTCGGTGCGATCCAGGTACTTGAACTCAAACGGCACCTTCACTGGGTCGCCGCCTACGCGAGGGATCATCACTTCAGCCTTGAAGGTTGGGTTCTGGGCGATTTTGAACTTAGCCATGATCCTTCCTTACGACAGGTAGCGGGTTGGCTCGGCCTGCAACGCCAGGTTGACGGTGCGGGTCAGCAGGTTGTTGCGAGAGACGGCTGGCTGTTTCGAGAACGAGGTGTAAGCCCCATACAGAAGCGTGTCGTTGCCCGGAAGATTCAGGCGCGCAGCCTGCACCTGCTTGCCCGCGTCAGCTTTGAGCAGCACGGCATTGAAGGCCTGAGCCGGGTCATCAGCGATGGTCAGCACCATGCTGGCGGCGGACTTGTCGGTCGGGATCTGTTTGCCCTGGTCGTTCTCCAGAAACACCACGTCCAGATAGTTCTGCTCGCCGCCGGAAAATGCTAGGTCGGTGACCTGCGGAATCTGCACCCAGGTCAGCACCTTTCGCATGGTTCCGGCGCCGTTACCAGCCGGGAAGATTTGAGTGTCGGTGGTATCGATCGCTTCCAGGGTGATTGCAACGGCGGTTGCGGACTTCACGCGAACAACCTTGTTATCCAGCTTGCTCCAGCCGGAATTGAGCAAGACGATATCGCCGGCGTCCAAATCGGCACCAACGACAGTGGCTACCGCCTCGGATGCGTTGGAGATGGCAGTGAAAGCCAGCGCAGCCTCATAGGTTGCGGCATGCTGGAAGGTGCCGCCGTTGGGGATCTTGAAGCCCATGGGTTTTTCCTCTTCGTAGAAATGACAAAACCCGCACAAGGCGGGTTCTGGGTTTGCCCAATGGGCGGATTAGTTGGTGTCGGCCCGGTACGCGAACGAAACCGGAACGGTGTAGGTTGTGTCGTCTGGAATACCTGGCCCTTGGTCAACCGGTGTCATGGTCACCACGGTCAGTGCGCCCTTCGTATTTCGCTCGTACAGCGGGAACAGTGCGGCGATCTGGTCAGCCAGCGCACCGGCAGCGCCGCGATATTTGCCGGACGGCGTCACGATGCTGACCTGAAACACGCCAGTGAACAGCCTGTGATCGCCGGCAAGCGTGTTGCTCGCGGTATCACCTGGCAGCGTGAACGCCTTCAGGTATGTAGCGCCGTCCACGGGCGTGTATGCCTCGTTCTCCACCAAAACCTTGAGCGGTGTCGGCAAGGCCTTCGCCCAAGCGATCAGTCGGGTCTCGTATATCGCAGCGATGGTGTTGTGGCTCATACCTGGTTGTTCCTGATGGCTTCGTCGACGATCTGCTGGAACCGCGCGAGCGTAATGCGCACCATGCCGCCCGGTGCCTGTTTGGAATGTCCGTACTCGAGCGGCACGCTATAAATTAAATTATTCACGATGTAGGCCGTCTGGCCGATGGTCAGTTGTTCGACCTGCAGCTTTAACTTCGCCAGCGTCACGCTCCCCACCAGGTCGACCTGGTCCAGCACGCCCTCGGCCGGCGTATCAATCGAGAACTGCCAGTTCCCACGGAAGCGCCCGCCGACGTAACCCTTCCCTGCCACCAGGCCGTTCACATTGAAGTTCTGGTCGCGCTCGGTCTTGGTCAGGGGCTTGGCGTACTTCACACCGCGTTTCAGCTTGCCGGCCTTGATGAAGTTGCTGTCGTCCAGATTGATCAGCGTGTTGCGGACGGCCACCTTGAAGTCGTAGTCGTCAGCCGCCCGGGTATTGGCCTGACGATGCGCCACGTTTGCCGCCCAGATCTCGGGGTTGCCCACTGGCGACATGCGAATAACGCTGCTGCCGATCTCGATCACGATTTCGCGGAAGGTAGCGTCCAGCCCTGCCTGAGCCTGCTCGGCAAACTGCCGAATGTTCTCGGCGAAGCTTCCGTTCATGCCGGCGTATTTGCTCATGACCGCACCTGCAGTTCGTACAGGATCGGCGTACCGGACGGGTTGATCTCTTTCAACGGCGGAACGATGGACCAGGTCCGGCCCTGAATGACCACCTTGTTCAGCAGATCAGGGACCCACTCAAGCCCCTGTGCAGCGATCTTGAGCTTCTTGTCGCCCTGCTTGATCAGGCTGTTGCTCTGGAACTCCAGGCCAGTGAAGTCGAGCAGGATGCCTTGGGCAGTCTGTTCCGTTGAGGTGCCAGGCCCCGCGGTACCCGTCTCCGGGTCGTACTCGCCGGGCTGGATGTCACGGATCAGCACGGGCTGGCCGAACTCTGTGATCATCTCCAGAGCCATCACGGCCATTTCGTCGTAGAAGGCCATGGTGGCTCCAGATGTGAAAAGCCCAGCGCGATGGCTGGGCTTTTGTAAATCGAATTTAACTGTAAGACAGCGTTACCGTGCTGAATCCACGGCCTTTCAACTCTTCCAGTATCTGCTCTAGCGTAGATTCAGAAAGCGAACTACCGACATCTTGCTTCTTGGCTTCAGCTTCTACTTCTTCGTCATCTACTTCGAAAAGTGCTTTGTTGAGTTCTTGCCAGGTTCCCATGGTGGGCTGTGATTCCCCGCGCTCGTATCGACCCGGCATGACGCCGGAGATACCAGCGGCTTCGGCCAACTCGGTCAGCGTAAAACCAGCGTCTTTACGAGCGCTACGCAAGGCCGAGGGGAAATTGCTGCTTTTTGGATTTGGTAACATTTCTTGCTCCCTCGTTGGAATGAAAGGAACTTTAGTTACTCAAGCAAGCTTAAGCAAGTACTTTTTTCAAAGTGGCCAGTATCTTTTCATACCCTGACAGAGAACAATCCACGCTTTTGTAGATAGTCGGCGAACTGCGTAGCGCTTGGCCGATCCGGCGCCGCCGGCAGCAGTCGGTTACTGGTGCTTGGAATTGCCGCGTACTGCCGCGTCACCGCACCCTCAACACGATCAAGCAAGACCGCCCCCTTGCGCTTCTCTACCGGATCAATGTCGTCCTGATGGATCTCTGCGGCCAGGGCCATCTGGCCGTACTGGATCCGCGCCGGCAGGTAGTTGTTGGGCTTGATCTCCTGATCCAACAGCACTTCCCGGCGCGGCCAGGCCAGAGCCTGTTCGCTGCTGGTCTTGCGCCCTTTCCAGGTCATACCATCCATTGCCAGAGCCGCCCGGCGAAGCAGCGCTTCCTGTGCAGGCACCTCAGCGGGGATGGTCACGCCAAACTTCATGGCGTACATGGCCAGATCCTCGGCGGATGCGTAGCTTTCGGCGCCAGGCTTGCCGGTACCGTCCTCGATGATGAGTGTCATGCGTCAACTCGCTGGTATGGGTTGAAAATTGGCTGCCAGGTAACCGGCAGCCAGCAGTATCAGGCCTTGGGCAGCTCGGCAATGAGCTTTTCAAGCGATTCTTTCGAGGCGTTGGCCCGATACTGCACCTTCGCTTCGTCAAGCGTTGCCTTCAGCACTGCAATTTCCCCAGCCTCGTCAACTGGCGGCGCAGGTGCGACCTTCTTCAGAGCTTCGACCTCACCGCGCAGCGCATCGACAGTCAGGAGCAAGCCATCACGCTCAGTGGTCAATTCGCCGACCGAGGCATGGATGATGCCCAGCGATTCAAACAGACGGGCCGCCAGCTCGCCAGACTCGGGTCGCTGGATTTCGCCAGCATCCAGACTATCAAGCAGGAGAATGACCGCGCCGTTTTCAGCTCGCAGCTTTGCAGCTTGGTCTGCCAGGTCACCAGATGCAGGCGCCTTGGCGCTTGGGACAGGTTCGGCTGGGGCCTCTACGACCGAAACATCAACACCTGCTGCCTCATAGGCAGCGACAATGTCCGGATAGTCGCCAACGACCACCACCGCCGTCGTATCGCGCTCGATACCGCGAAACAGGCTGGCGGTCCGGTAGCGCTTGTCCGGATCGAAGCCTTCAAGCTGGTTCGTGTAAATCAGTTCCATGGAAATCTCCGTAGCGGCCATTGCTGACCGCTTCCAGGATGGCTATCAGGGCTTAGCGGTCAGCGTGATCATCACGCCGGCGGTGACTTTGTTGCTGTCGGCATGCTTGGCCCAGTTGGCTGCCGAACCTACCGCAGCCAGTGTTGGGTTGGCGCCACCAGCAGACTCCTTCCAGCTGTAGCCCAGAACATCAATGTTCACGGTGCCCTCAGCGCGGTAGCCGATGCCCAGGTTCTCTTCATCGTTCACAGGGTACGAGCGGAAGCCCGGGGCCTGGGACTCGGTGATGACCACCGCATTCGGCAGCAGCCCGAAGATCACGTCCGCAGGCGCGGTGTCGGTTACCAGTACCGGCTTGCCGAGGGTGCCCGGCAGGCCGCCGTAGATCACGACGCCAGCTTCTTCGTAGATCTTGTTGGTGATGGCCTCGTCGACGATGTCGAAGTAGGCACTGGAGTGCATGACCCACAGAGCAATGCGGCCGAACTTGTCACCGAACTTGCGCATGCCGCGCGTCAGGGTCTTTTTGCCGTCGGTTTCGATGTTGGCAGTGACCACCATCCCGGCGTTGGAGCCAATCGACGCCCGCAGGGCTGCAGTGGCGTACTGGATGAAGCCTTCCAGAGTCGCGTCAGCCACGTCGGCGCCGATGATCTGGGAGAACTCGTCCACCGGACGGCCGCGACGCTTGAACGCCTCTTCGGTGGTCTGGTACGGGCCGTACTTCCATGGCGCCTTAACGCCCACTGCTTCGCCGGCGCCGATCTTCTTGGCAGTTACCTTGCCGGTGGAGTTGACGTCGCGGTGTTCCAGCGAGCCGCCGATCTTGTAGAAGGCGCGCTTGCGGAAGTCGCCTTCGATCAGCTCGTTGTCGAGGACGATTGCGCCGTTGGACGATGCGTTGAACACATCCAGGTTGTCCTGGACACGCTCCAGGTATGCGGTCTGCGCCTCATCGTTGTAGATGATCAGGTCGCTGTTAACAGTGGTTGGCATGGATGAATCCCCTTACTTGGGCAGTTGCAAATATGCGGTTTGGCCGTGCTTGCGCTGGTAGTCACGCTTCTGCTCGGCGGTCATTTCGGAGCGCTTGAATGCAGCCTGGCCGCTACCCCCGCCCGGGGCTTGAGTGCCTGAGGCCCTTGGCCACAGGTGAGGCGCGCTTTCGCGCAGAGACTCCGCCCATTCGAGCGGTGTCAGAGGGGTCTTGCCGTCCTTGCCGAGGATGACCTCGCCAGCTTCATCAACGGCAACCGCTTCGCCCTCTTCGTTCAGGGTGAACACGCCTTTGGCGCGCAGGATGATGTCGTCGGTTGCTTCAGGGAGTGCGCCGGCCTTCAGCGCTGCACCGCGTACAGAATCACCCAGGACCTTGCCCTGGAACTTGGCGGCAAATGCTTCGGCCTTCTCGGCCCGTGCGGTAACAGTCTTCAGTTGCTTGTCGTAGTCGCCACGCAAGCGCTCGGTGCGACGGTTGAAGACTTCGTCCACCTTGCCTTCAGTGAGCAGCTTGGTTTCCTCGTCCTGGCCGGCCCTGGCCAGCAGCCCCCTTACCGCCTCGATATCCAGGCCATCGAACTGACCTTTCAGCTTGTCCAGTTCGGTCTTGATGGTCTTGTTGGAGCCGATAAGCTCCTGATTCTTGGACTTGAGGCCGGTCACCTCGCCATCTAGGTACTTCTGCACCTCACCGCCGAGAGCGGTTTTCAGTGCGGCAACCTGGGTTTCATCGAGGTTTAGGCCGTGGGCGGCCGGATCGAAATCAAAAGGCATGGTGCTATCCCCTGGGGATTGATTGGTCCGCCTGGCGGACATAAAAAAGCCCCGGCTTTACCGAGGCTCCAGATTTGCGCGCCACGTTTTCGTGTCTCGCTTTTTTGTGGCGCGGATTTATCTATTGATACCGGCACGCTCAAAGGCCAGCGGCTCCAAACTCTTCATCTGAGCCAGGGTCAGCGGCGCGAAGTTGCGATCAAGCTGCAGCTCTGCGAACCGCTCCACGGTCAACCCACCCTCCCGAAACAACTTGCCCCGAACAGGACCGACTGCCACGTCCTGAAACGCCGCAGGCTGCTGCTGAAGCCACTGGTAGTAGTCCAGGCTTGCACTGACCTGCTGGGGCCCGCCATCACCGACAGAGGCCCGGGTAGCACCCTTGGCGAAAACCGCACTGAGCTTGGTGATGAGCACAAAGGTCGTCCGGCAGTTCGGGTGGAACGGTGGCCGGGGCCCGGAGTCGACCGGAAACCGTCGCTTATCCATCGATCGGCAGGTCTGGCTGGTCTTGCTGTCCAGCGTGGCGACCATCTCAACCTCGGACACGATGTCCGTGTTGGCCTTGGCCACCTCCATGCGAGCCTGGGACGACACATGCTGAATCGCAGTGTGCACGACAGTGCTGGCATTGCGGCTGGTTGTGGCCAGGACGCCGTCCTTGTAGCCGGCCGCCTTGGTACCGCGGATGTTTCGGATAATCTGGAAGTTCGTCTGCCCTTCGAAGTAGCCCTGCCGGATCGTGCCTGTAACGCGCTCGCGCTCGGCAGTGGTCCAGCCCTTGATGAAGGCCTTCAGCAGCTTCCCGCCACCGGTGCCGCGCACGCTGAGCGGGTTTGTCAGGACCGCAGTGCGAACAGCGGCAACAGTGGGCGCCGCCACATCCAGCGATACGCCAACCGGCGCGGACCGGGCAAGGCTGGCGGCTTCGAACTCAGCCTCATAGTTGGCGATGTCGACCAGGTCGAGGTTCAGTTGCGTGCTGTACCGGTCAAAGATGCCCAGCAGCAGGCTGTCGACCTCCTTCAGCAGCGCTTCCAGGCGCTTGACGTTGTACTCAGTCAGGTCCGACCGGGTGAGCCGATCCCGGATCGAGCGATCAATCTCCTTGAGGAAGGGGGCGAACTTGCTCACCTCCCCCGCCTTCAGTTTCTCGAGAAAGACCGCATGCCGGATCGTGGCGTCAAGGATTGCTTGGTTTGCCGCCATTTGGTTCGTCCTCGTCGTCCAGGCCCAGGCCGTCGCCCTGCTCCTGCAGCTCGCCATCGATCTGCTGGTCCGTGCGTTCAGGAGCGATCAGCCCCAGCTTGCGCAGGTAGGCCCGCAGGTCAGCCTTCGCGAACCCACCGTTCTGCCAGAGCCCGACGAGCGCGGTGATCATCTGCGGATCCGCTGTCAGCTCCACGAACTCTTGGTTGACCTGGTAGGCGACCTTCTTGTCAGTGATGCCCATGTAGGAACAGCACCACATGAGCGCCCTGGTGTAGGCCTCACTGACGTTGGCCACACATCCGGCGAGGACCGAAGTCGATGCAGACTGATCGCCGCGGGCCTCGGTTGCGGTCTTTGACGACAGAGACGCCACGACCATGCGAGCGCCCAGCTCGATCATCATCTGGTTCTTGTCGGCCATGGCCTCCTTGACCAGCGTATTGGGCAAGGGCTGCGCATACCCGAAGGAACCACCAGCAGGCAGCATCATCGGCGCCCTGGAGCCGACATAGACTCCGTTTTTCTCCATCCAGTCGCGCCACTGCTCATCCAAGCCGGAGATCCACGGCTGGGCCTGGCCGCACCAGAAGACGCTGTCTTCATAGTCGGCGCTGTTCCGGTAGTGGCCCAGGTTGATCATGGCGATGTCGTAGAGCGGCGACTCATCAATGGTCGGGTCGTTGTTCTGGGCGCCGACAAAAGTGAACGGAATCTCTTTGAGGCGCCCGGCGCCGCCTTCAGGCCTGAACTCCTCAACGATCGCCAGCGGGCCGCCGCCTTTCGGTCCAGATCGCCGCCAGACCCGACAGACGAAGCCATCGGTCTCCAATGCCAGCTCTCGATACTGCTCAATCACCTTGAAGCCGAAGCCGTCTTCCTCCTCCGGCGCCTCTCGCAGCACCACCAGGGTCAACACACTATGGCCATTCACCATCCCGGTGCGCCAGTTGATGATGTCTTCAGCACAGTAGGACAGGATCACGGAGTGGCCGCCTATGCCATCGTCCTGGTGATAGTCGACATAGAGGCCATGCCGACCAGCCTCCAGCACCTTCTCAAGCGTGCCCTGGGAGTGCTGGTAGATGCTCACGCCGGAGCCGTTGGCGTTGTCCTGCAGGTACTCCAGCTTCTTCGATACCACCAGTGTCGGGTCTTTGTGAAACGCCAGGCCCAGCAACCCATTTCGGGTGTGCCCGGTGGCGTTCTTGAACACTGCTCGCTCGCGGTAGGCCCTGTTCCGGTCCTGGTTCTCCGGCGACTTGTCGTGTGCGTTGATGTACGGCAGCCGATCGACAACCCTGTGCTGGCCGGCACACACATCGCGCACTGTTGCCCATCGGCCCAGGGCCTCGATGTAGTCCGCCCGTTTGAAGGAGACGTCGTTGCTCATCGGGCGTATCCCATTTTGATAGCGGTGACCGGTTTGATGATCGGGTACTCGCGGTGGATGAAGTAACCGCCGCCATCGTTGGCGTGGTCGTTTCCTTGTGACTTGTCGGGCTCACCATTGGACGCCCACACCTGCTGTTCCAGGCCGTCGGCGTAGGTCGGGCAGGTAAACGGGTTCACCAGATAACGCCTCTCGCCCTGGGCATTGCAGAACATGGCGTTCATGGCGTTGATCCGGTCCTTTACTGGCGGGTTGGCCGCCGGCGCAATGACAGAGAAACCGGCCTGTTTGAGCATGGCGATGTCCGTCATGCTGGCGTTGACCGACTTGCGCGAGTCGCCCGAGGCGTCCGGGTAGATCCTGATCTCGCACGTCTTCTTGAAGTCGTTGCCGTCGTGCTGCCAGTAGCGCTCCTTGATGCGGCGGATCATGTCAGGCGTGTCGTAGCCATCGATCAGCTCATCGACCGCCCTGGGCAGCCCCTGGTCGCGTTTAACATGGGTAATAGCCGCCATCTTGCCGACGTTGAAATCCATCCCGATAAACAAGGGCTCGCCAGCCTGGACCGTGTCGAAGCACTGGTTCAGCTTGCGGTCGTAGGCGTGGTAGATCGAGCCCGAGGTCAGGTTGACGAACTGGCCATTCAAGTAGGCCCTGATCAGCTGCTCGGGGTACGACTCCATCAGCGACGGAATGTAGTCGTCGGGCAGGTTCAGCTCGTTGTCGAAGGTGCTGGCCTGGACCAGGCCATACATCTCCTTGAGCGCCGGCTTGTCGCGCAATTGCTTCACGAACTGCTGGAAGACGAACTTGAAGCCCTCAGGCGTTGTGGTGACGTCTACCCCGTTCTTCAGGCCCGGCAAGTTGTAGCGCATCCGGGCAATGATCTTGCGCCAGGCCTGCTGCGCCTTGATCGACGTCAGCACGTCCAGCTCGTCCACCAGAGCATGGCCGATCTTGAAGCCGACGATGGTCTGGGGCTTCTCCATTGACCGGCAGATCACAGTGCCGCGGCATTGCCGACCGCTGTAGATGTGAACCTCATGGTTCGCCTGGTTGATCTTGGTCTTCAGTCCCCAGTCATAGGCCACCTCATCCATGGTCGGATAGAAGATATCCCTGATCTGCGGATAGGTTGGCGCGAAGTAGCCAGCATTGACGCCGGGCCACTCCATGAAGTGCTTGCTCAGCGCGGAGCAACCTACCCAGGTCTTCCCGGAGCCGAAGCCGGCAACGAAGGCGCGGAACTTGTGGGGCAGCGTGAGGAACTGAGCCTGGGGAATGTTAAGGCTCGGCATTCGGCTTCCTCGCATCCACCACGTCGACCTGGATGCGGGTCGGGATCAGCGGCTCGTCGTCCGGCTCTTCCTTGCGGGCCCGGTTGACGTACATATCCCCGCACTCCTTGGCGGCCTGCTCGTAAAGCTGGGCGGTCAGGGCCAGGTTGCGCATGTTCTCGGCCTTCTCGGCCATCCTGGCCAGGCCGCGGAGGCGATAGGCGCGGTTGGCGATTGGAATGTCAGCAGTCTCTTCACGAAAGCGCTTGCGGCACTCATGGAACAGGTCAGCCCACTTTTGGGCCAGGCCCCTGCCTGCATACTTGGTGGGGTCATGCGACTCGCACTGCTGGCGACTCACCTCGACCCCAAATTCCTTCTTGACGGCCTCCACCACCTGACTGGGTGAATCGAAGCAGGCCAGAGCCTGAACAATGAAGGCTTTGACCTCGCTTCGTAGTGCTGCCATGGGTTTGTCATCCGTCAAAACCTGTCAAAAATCAGGCCGACTTGAGTAGGCAGGTTCCGCAGGCCCTCGCAATGTTCATTTTCCCCACCTCGGCAGGATTGTTTGCAGCGTCCACCAGCTCCTGGACAGCCGGGCTCGCGCCGTAGCGGCGGACGACACCGACGAACTCTTCAACGTCGTGTCCGCGCATCTCCAGCTTGGGCAGGCCTTCCTGGGTGAATGCTGGCTGGCCGTACTTATCGGTCGCCTGGGCGATGTGATACAGCTCATGCTCGACCAGCGCGCAGAAGTCAGCGTGGGAGCACTGGGCGCAGTAGTCAGCAGCCAGAGTGATGATGTAGGCCGGCACGTCGCCGAACCAATCACGCATCTGCTGCTCCATCCGGGCTTTCTGCCAACCACCAGCGCGAAACGCGACCTGTTCGGCCTGGCCCACCACCGTGCGCCCCTTCTTCGTGAAGGCAGAAGACGCCCACATCACACGAATGTCCGCATCGATCAGATGGGCGTGTTCTTCGTTGTGGATGCTGCCGGTGTCGGAAAGGATCTCGGCCTGGAGCCATTCCCAAACCTCGGGCGCTGGGGTCAGGCGGATGCCGAAGTCCGACATGTCGGACAGTTCAAGCAGTGACGCTGGGGGCATTGGTCTTTGCATCAGCCATCCCCTCGTTGATGATCACCGTGCGAATCTTGCCGCCCGTGTATATATCCCGCTTCATTGCAGCACGCACCGCTTCCTCAGCACTTGCACCCATATCCATTGCAGCCAGGGCATATGGGGTGCCACTGCCAATGGCGTCGGGGTTGGACAAGTCGAGTTCTTGTTTCCAGATTCCAGTCTTGTCGTCATGGCCGACCATCAGCAGCTTGCCGCTGTCGACGACATATCCAGAGCACTCCACAGGAACTGACGACGGCGTGCCGAAGTAGGCGGCGATCAAGGCTTTCTCATCACATACGGCGCCAGACAGGAAGAAGCTGACCCCATCGACAACCTGGAACTTCTGGCAATCGTCAGAAACGATGCGATCGTTCCGGGTCTGGCGAGAGTCGAAGGCGATAACGCCGTCCTTGTAGGCAATGGTCGTCATGTTTTCTCCTGTTTCGCGACACAGTTTGCTTATTCGCGAAACGTGTCGCGACCTACCCCGCTACTTCAAACACATGCCCACGCCGAACCCAGGCATACGCCACCACTCCGGCATGGATCATCACGGTGAACGGGCTCACGTAGTGACCCTGGAGCGCCGCGGCGAAATCACCGAACGCGCCAATGGCCACCAGATAGAACGAGATGCTGAGCATGGGCTGCTCGATCGGTCGGACGCGGCGCAGGTAATCGACCGCTGCTATCACGACCAGCACGCACAGAAATGCGTCTACGACTCCCAAAATAGGATTCATGATCAAGCACCTCCGGTAACGCCGAACCGCCCCGCCAGCGACTTCAGGCCTGGGATGATGTTCATCGCCAATAGGCCAATCAGGAAGGCGACACCGTTCTGGGTGTCACTGTCTGGCGGAAGGCCGAACTGGTGAACGGCCAAGGGGGTGGTAAAGATTGCGGACAGGAAGCCGGTAGCCACCGCCCAGAATGCTTGCTTGCGTGTCAGCCCCTGTAACAGGGTCAGCGATACACAGGCGCCTGCGAAACCAGCCACAGCTACGCCGTACTTCGCAACAAGCGCAGCCGCAGCTGTAGATGCTGGTTCAGCCATTTGATACTCCGGAAACGAAAAAGCCCCGACAAATGCCGGGGCTTCATGTGGTGAAAACAAAACAGCCCCGCATCTGCAGGGCTGTTTCGAGAGGTTATACCTCGGATAAATCAGGGACTTTGCCGTTTGCTACGCACCCCGCCAGGACGGCGACGGTTGATAAAAATGTTGCGTTAACGAGTACTGCTATCGATTTTTTGATCATCTGTAACTCCTTGCCCGCAAATTGAGCTGTTGCGGTCAGCGATCCAATGAAGCTTGAAAGTGCGGTCAAAATAACCATCGTCAAAAAAAGGATCGCTATCAAGGAAGGCTGCGTAGCCGGGATCGAACCGAGTCCCCCGAAGCGGGTTGGCAGGTCGTGATCCTGCTCATGTCGCAATCATACCAGTGTGCAGGTGCCGGGTTAAACATTGCCCATGAAAAAACCCGGCGCTTGGCCGGGTTTCGTTTGTCAGTCCTACACACGCAGGAATGACAGGATGGGGATAATTTCGCTCATCTGCTAACTGATGTCAACAGACAATCACGCAGCTCGCTCAATCAGCAATCCTTCAGCCTCCAGAATCTCGCCGGCATGGGCCAGCGCCTCATTGACTAGGTCGTCAGCGGCGCGGCCGATATCCTGCCGCCAGCGGCGCCGTGTCGACTCCGGCGTGCCGTCGTTATCCCAGGTGTTCATGTCGTAGAAGCTGTCCTTCAGGACAATCATGTCGGCGGACCGAGATTCGTCTTTCTTCGCTTTGGCCTGGCCGGCCGCCACTGCCGCCTTCACCATCGATTCGCGGCGCCATGCCGGAGCATCGAGCGGAATCTCGATCGACACGGACGTCGCCACCTTCGGCCGTGCACCCTTGAGCTGCGGGATAGCCCAGGCAGTGGTCGCTTTGAACAGGAACAGCTTCGGTGCCGGGGTTTTGATCAGGGTCTGCAATGCTGCGATAGCCTGCACCTTACGCCCCCTATGGGTGCTGTACTTCGCCACCAGAGCATCCCAGTGCTTCGGATCGAGGCCATGGTGCAGTCTGGCGGATACCCAGCAGTCCACTTGGGTGCGGTCGATGGTTTCGGCGCCGCGGGAGCGAACCAGTGTTGCCAGATCTCCGCCCTCTTCCTCGTCGGCAGAGTTGTACAGCTTCTGCCACGCCTGCTTGCTGGTGTTGTCAATAGCTTCGGCAGCAAGGGCCGAAACAACTGCGTTCAATACGCCTGGATAGATCATGCTGCTGCCCTCTTCAGTTCTCTGGTCTTCGCCCGGAATTCGGCGGTGATCGCCTTCAGGTCTTCGATGGTGTGCTTTCGCGGGTTGTGGTCGGCCTCCAGCGCCTCGACCGCCTCAAGGCCGATACGCTCGATCAGGCCAGTGCGGAAGCTTTGCGAAACCGTCTGGCCCTTCCTGGCGTACTTGGACGAGCCTGCGTTGCAGCTTTTGCACTGCAACCAGATGTTGTTCGGCACCAGCCTCAGTTCAGGACGGGCACCCTTGCCGAGGAAGTGGCCGGCATCGAACGCACCTCCAGTCTTCCAGCCCTGCGCCGCCAGAATCGATTCCTGCGATTCCCCGCAACTGATGCAGCCGCTGCCGATACTCAGTTCGTAGGTACGCCGGTAATCGCGCACGGCCTTCTCGGCATCCTTGAGGTGATCGGTGCGAGTCTTCAGCTTTTCCTTTCGGACTTCGATCTCGCGCCGCCCAAAATCCGCCAAGGCCTTGCGAGCGGTTGCCTGCCCCTTCTCTGACTGGCCGTGAGCGATGGCGCACTCGATCTCTCCGCATACAGCCTGGGATGTGCGTACAGGCACGAACATCAGCCGACAGGACGGGCAGCGCTTGCGGCGTGGACCGCCGGACGTGAGTGGAGTTTTGCGCTGTAGTGGGGTGCGCTTCAAGCTGCCGCCTCCCATTGCTCAGGCATCTGCCCTTTCGGCTCGCTCCAGGTGATGCCCTTCTCGGCGCCGAAAACGTACATGCACTCGATCACATCGCCCAGCTCGGCCACGGTCATGCGCTTGGTGCTTTCGCCCAGCATCACCACACCGCCGCTGATGCCTTGGGCCATACGGATTTCTTGGCGAGCTGCAGCAGTCATCAGCGCCTTCCAGTCCTCGCTGTCGAGTTTCTGCATGACGCCATTCACTGGCCATTCAACCTGTCGCGAGATATCGCCGAGCATCGCCCACAGCTTGGCGTTCTGCTCCAGAGTGCGGCGGGACTTGACCGGGCGAACGATCACCTCGACGGCGCCAGTGGAGGAGAGTTCGGTGGCGAACAGGTAGGCAAGTCGCAGCACCTCACGAATCCGTGACGGACCGGCCGACCAGAAGTGACGAGGTTTGTGGATGACGCTGGTCATGGCTGCTCTCCCTTACCCATGGCGGCGCGCTCTTCTTCCCACGGGAAAGGACTGTACGACTCGAAGTCAGTCTCCCAGTGCGCCGGCTCCGTCATGCCTACGTTGTCGTAATGCGCCTGGCAGTGGGCACACCTGAAAACGTAAAGACCTGACCCCTTCTCGAAATAGTCCTCCCGATATTCAAGGATCTCAGCCTGGATCAAGGCCAACTGTTCGACGGTGATCTGGCCGGTGATAGCGCTGATAAATGGATCGTCGCCTTCGCTGTTAAAGACCTCGATCCAGACTGACTCTTCACCATTGCGCCATGCGTTGGTGTCGTACTGGTTCTGCTCAATATCGTCGCGCAGCGCCTCGTTCTCGGCGATCAGGGCCAGGACTCCCCTAGCAAGGTCTTTGTGGTGTTCATCAGTGCAGAAGCGTCGATCCGTCATTACGCGATCAGCCAGCGCCTTCAGTTTCTCTTTGTCGATGGTCATTCCGAGATTCCCTTCAGTAGAGCCTGCAACTGCTTCAGCTTGCCCAGGGCCTCCGCATTGCCTTCCTGCTCTGTCGCCACGGAAAGCGCCACCTCTTCGATGCGGCCAGCCATGACCTTCATCCGTCGGCCAAACTCATCAGCAAGAACGGTCACCTCGCCGGAGAGCGCAGCCAGAGCGTCGAGCGCGCCGGCTTCGGTCTTCTTGATGGAAACTACGGTTTGGGCTGCTGGCTTCGACATGGTCTGTTCTTTCCTTGGTTTAGGGGTGGCGGCGGTGCGCTGGAAATGACCATTCACGGGCTCACGGATAAGGCCCTGATCCTTCAGCTCGCTGAGACAGGCACGCACTACGCGAAATTGAGTGGTGCTCACCTCGGACGCCTTGAGCGCGTTGTGAATATCGAGGGCCGACCAGTACTGCTGGATCGGGACGACCTCGAACACCTTGCGGGCCAGGGCTGTTTGCCCGGCAAGCATTTGTTGTTGCCTGGATTCATTCATGGCCATCAAAAGCCCTCCTTGCGTTGTGCGGCAGCGATGGCTGCTCGAGCCACGCGCTTGCGCAGATAGGTGTCAACCCGATCGGCCTGGGCCTTCTTGAGTCGTTGGCGGTCTTGCCGCACCTTTGCCAAATTGACGACCTTGCGGACTTCGGCGAGCTTCTCGCGCAGGTGTGGCGACGGATTCACGGTGGAGCCGGTGATGAGCCCGGCAATGGTCTGACCGTCTGCGGTGATGGGCGCGATGCGCAGATCTGCCAGGTACTGGGTGCCGGCCTGTTGGGTGATCAGCTGCATACGGACTGCCGACTCAATCGCCGTCAGACGTCGCACAGGGTCATGGCCGAGCGAGACGCTCCAGGACGCAGGCAGTGCTTCGGCGCGAGCATTGGCAATCAGTCGCTCGTAGGCACTCATGAACGCCATGCGGGCCCCGACTTTGTCACCCAGTTGCAGGATCGGCGCCGCGGCGGTCATGGCCTGCTGGATTTCAGCGGTCATCACTACGGTTTCACTCTCGTCGCTGGCAGTCAGAGCGATCGACCAGGCCTCGTCCTTGCCCGGGCGCCCATCGGCCGACTGGGCGTGCTTCAGGATCGACGCAGTCGTGAGTCGACCACCCTCGACCCGACAAGCACGAAGTGCAGCCACAAGCGCTGGCTCGTCGTGCTGGCACAGGTCCTCAATCATCATTAGCGCAGCGGGCTGAGAGAGTTGCTGCCCCATCGCCTCAGCAGTGGCGTACAGGGACAGGAGCAATTGGTCTTGCTGAATGTCATTGAGCATTGGTTGCGGCCCTCTTCGCCCGGAGCGCTTCCAGGGCCTGCTCGGCTGCGCTGATGTTGGTTTGGGTCTGCTCGATCTGGCGCGCCGCGGTACCGGTCATTTGGCGATTTGTCAGCCACTGGGTGTGGTAGGTCTCAGCCTTGGCCAGCAGGTCGCCGATGCTGTGCATGTTCGTTACGACTTTCGCTTCGTTGATGTTCAGGAAGTACGCAGCGACGTGATGGGCGACATCGGCACCCAGGCGGGCAACCAGTTGACCGACCTGTCCGCCTACCTTCGCGTTCCACACAGGCCAGGCGCCGTGGCGCTTGCGGTAGGCCATGGCGTAGTTCGCCCAGGTCTTGTAGGTCTTGCACTCAGGGTCCTTCGGGCCCGGCATGTCCTCGGGGATGGCACACCGCGGCTGCTGGGGGGTGAACGGAATGATCTCCCCCGTCGCGGCCTTGGCGGCAGCCTGGGGCGTAGAACTCTCTGCTGTAATCTCTGTAGTAGTCTCTGCTGTATTCTCTGTAATGTTTGCGGGTTTTCCGCAGCCTTGCGTGCTTGATTCCTGTAATCCTGTTTGCTGATTTTCCGCATCCTTGTTTGCAGGTTTTCCGCAAACTGGATTGCGGGATTTACGCTTACTGGTTTTCGGCTTTTCCGCACCCAAGTTTGCAGCCAGGGCATCAAAGCTCACCCGGAAGAAAAGGCGGCAAGGAACACCCTTGCGCTGCTCTTCGAGCACGCCGGCCTTCACCAATTTCTTTCTCGCCCCCTCCTGCTCCGAACGGGTAAGGCCGGTTTCTGCCTCCCACTCTTCCATAGTTTTGTAGAACCATCCGCCTTCCGCGTCGGTGCGCTTCGACCAGTAGACAGCCTGGGAAAGCATCAGGGCGCCAGTGATGCCGGCGTCGAGTGAAACGAATGCGCGCTGAAAGGCGATAGGCCTATCCAACACATCGATCAGCTTCATGGCCTGCCTCCAGATACACGAAAGTCGATTGTTTTAACGGCCTTCCAGGTGTTGCAGGACATGCAGAGGGTTTGCAGGTTTTCGAGCGTCGCCAGTCCGCCTTTGCTTTCCGGGAAAACATGGTCGGCACGCAGTCGATGAAGATCACTGCACCCGCAGCGCAGACACACGTAGCTGTCACGCTCAAAGACTTGGGCGCGAAGCTGCTTTGGAATTGGTTTCTTGCTAGAGCGCCTTACCGGCCTGCGCACATAGACGCACGGAGTGGAATCCATGCCGATGGAGAACGCAGGAGACCAGCGTCTGGCCTTATCAGTGAAGCAGGCTTGGATAACGTCTTCGCTCTCGACCTCTCGAATCTCCAGCAGGCCGGCCTTTTCCAGGGCCTTCAGCATGCGATAGGCAGTGTCCGGCTTGTCAGTGAGCAGCGGCAGCTCCTCGATGATCTTGGCCTTGCTCAGCGCGAAGAAGATCCCGTCGTCAGTCTTGATTGGCTTCGTCCAACTCGGGCAGCCGTAGACGAAGGCGAACAACAGGGCCTGCTGAGAGTTCAGCCCCCACTCCAGCGCCTTCACCTGATTGATCGTGACGGTGAATTGCATATCAGGCCTTCCCGACAAGTTTGGCCAGCTCAGGGAAACGATCCACATACCAGTGAGGCTGGGTTTCGCGTGGGGATTGGGGGTTGGTCAGGTTCTTGCCGTAGGTCATGCCTTTCTCGGTCACCGACCAGAACGGAACCATTTCCTGTTTGGAGTTCTTGCGCTGGATCCGCTTCAGAAAGCCCTTGGTTTCCAGTGCGCGGTTGAACGCGGCGGGTGACACGCGAATGCCGTTGTCTTTCAGCAAGGCCGTGGCTGACTTGGTGGGCATCGAGGATCCGCCGCTAGCATCTGACGCGGCGTCGACGGCGTAGCCTGGGAGAAACTTCGGGTCAAGACCGTTGTTCTGGGCGATCTTCGTGAGCATTGCCATCTGGCACGACGGCGCGGGTTTCAGCAGGCGGGTGAAACACTCCATGATGGCGATTTCACCAACTACCTTGGTGCCGCTGAGCAGAACCTGCTCGCGAGCGCCCTGCTGTTGTTCCAGTTCGCGCCAGCGGCGGATCACCTTCATGCGCATCGGAGCGCTATAGCCGGTGAGCAGGCAGTCGGTGTGTTCGCGGTCGAGCAGGTATTGCACCTGTTCCCGATTGCGCCCATCCAGATAGATGTCCTCAAAACTGAGTACATCTACTTTCAGGTCTTTGAGCATCGCGACGATATCGCGCTTTACGTTGTCGTGGCGTTTGCCGGTGACATTCGCGATCTCGCGGGACGACATGGTGGTGCGCGACACGTTTTCAGAATTCGAAAAACGTGTCGCGACACTGTTGGGGGTATTGCTTGAAGTAGGTTGGCTATGCATAATCGGGCCTCTCTAGTTTTGCGAATAAGCCACCCTCGTCCGGTGGCTTTTTTGTGTCTGGGATTTGGTCACTGGATGAATTAACAGTGACTTCAGGCTTCTATCTGCGCAGGCCGGCAAGGCCGATACTGGCTGCATGGATTGGTGGGCAGATTTGCCAGTTATGCAGCCTGCTTTTTTGTCTGGTTCTGCGATGGAAACGGCCTAACTTCTTCGGCTTCGCATCGCCCGTCTGGATAAGGCGTGACGTAAATATCGCGCCCCACTCTTATCGCCTTGCTAAGCGCGCCCTGCGTCATATTCAGCAGGTCGGCTGCCTCGCACTGCCCAAGACAGCGGGCAAAATCAGTAATGTGAATTCGGTTCATGGGAGAGCTCTCCGCGGTTTTTCATGCCGAGATATTACCTATGGCATTTTTGAAAGTAAATGCCATTGGCATTTGTGGCTATATTACCGATGGGAATACGATTCGGGGATGAGCAAGAAGCCCTTACCGCAAGACAAGAAAGATGAGTGCCTTCGACTGAAGGCCATCTTCAATTCGAAAAAAAATGAGCTCGGGTTGACCCAGGAGAAACTGGCGCACGCTCTGGAAATGAACCAGAGCTCGGTGAGCCACTACCTCAACGGCGTCAATCCTCTCAATTCATCTGTAGCCGCCTCATTCGCGAGCATATTGAAAGTGGATGTCCGCGAGTTCAGCGAGCGACTAGCTGATGAAATGGCAAAAATTGCCCAAGCAATAGGATCGAGCAGTGCCAAGGAAAGCAATGTGATTGCAATTGATTCACGCAGGAAAACTCCAGACTCAAGCTTTATTACCATCCCCCACCTAGATATCGCTGGCTCCATGGGAAATGGTCGCACGCCGCCGGAACACCACATCGAGGTGATCCGAGATATAACCGTCCACCTCGATTGGCTGAAAACCCAAGGGCTTTCCTACTCGAAGCCGGAGAATCTCGCGATCATTGATGGTGACGGCGACAGCATGGAAGGGACATTCCGAAATGGTGATTCCCTGCTGGTTGATCGCGGCATCACCGAGATACGCACCGATGCCGTTTACGTCTTTACCTTGGACGGCGACTTGTTCATTAAGCGACTCCAGCGCATGACCGGCGGATCGCTTCGCATGATTTCGGATAACCCTGTTTACCCAGCGATCATGATCGAGGGTGCACAGCTTGAGCGGGTTCACATACAGGCTCGTGTCCTGCTCGTTTGGAATGCGCGGAAGCTGTAAGTCGACTCACCTGGCGCTACTGGATTTGCAGGAGGTCACCATGTCCCTCACCAAACCAAATCAGCAGCTACGGCGGGACCTAAAAGAGGCTGCGGCCCTGCTCAAGTGGTCGGGCGTGGATCTGATGAAGATGGCCATAAGGCTATCTGAGGCAGGGTTTGAGGGTGATGCGCGAGAGCTGGCCAGGATCATCGAGAGCTTCCCGGAATCTGAGGACAAGCTGGCGGGGTGTGCGGAAGAGGTGAAGGCGGGGCATGCTATCCGGTCGAGTAATAATATGTCCTAAGCCGCGTCACTCATAACAAACTAAAAAGCCTTACAAAAAATTCTATTGCAGGGACGCTAAAGTGGGACAAAAAAATAACAGAGACAAACATACACACATTAAAAAAATAAACATATCTCACTTCAGGGGATTAAAAGATTTAACTGTACCGCTGGGTAGGCGAATTACACTTCTTTGCGGAAAAAATGGCACTTCAAAATCTTCCATCCTAGGCATTGCTGCTCAAGTCTTTAGTTTCGAAAAAGACTACAACAAAGACGAATTACTTTCATTCCAAACGCTTACAGGCGCCAAGTTTGAGTCAAGAGTTTCAGAGCACTTCAGATTATCGAAGAAATTCGACAGGCCGGACTCCATGGAAACTTCGGTATCTATATATGATGGCTATACATCTGACGAGGCTGACCTAATATTAAAACTATACGACTCGAAAGACAGAAGTAAGCCTAGACCAATCGTCCGAGGAAATACACTTTCAGATGGAGAGAATACGAGCCGCAACGCAACGCACCCAGTTATTTATCTAAGCCTCAAGCGTTTAACTCCAATATCTCAACGCCCGAAATATTCGGAGCATGATATAGAGTTTCTGTCTGAGCATCGCCGTGCTTTCGTAGCGCTCAGTAATAGGCTGTTAAGCAAGCGCTCCGCGACATCTGTAACGGCAACCACTGGCACGATAAAGTCTGCCACTGCACACGGCGATAACTATGATCACGATTCGGTTTCAGCCGGCGAAGATAATGCTGGTCAAATATTGCTGGCCATCTTTTCATTCAGAAAGCTAAAAGAAGAATATGCCGACTACAAAGGCGGGCTTTTACTTATTGATGAAGCGGATGCTGGATTGTTTCCAGCGGCACAAAAACAATTAATTAAAATTCTCACCGAGGAATGCAAAGATCTAAACTTACAAGTGATCATGACCTCCCACTCCCCCACAATGATCGAGGACCTTCAAAAATTAAGCCTGGTAGACAAAGAAAATTACCAAAACATATATTTGAGCGACAGCTACGGACCAATACAAGTATTTGAAAATGTTACTTGGCCACAGATATATGCCGACCTTCATGTGCAAACTATTGCTGTAGACACAAATCTGCTACCTCAAATAAACTTGTATTTCGAGGACAAGGAAGCATACGACCTTTATGCGTCTATAGTTAACGATCGAACCACCAAAAAAATCACAAATACATTAAAAGATGTGGCCCTCGGCTGTTCTGAATACATAAAGTTAGTAAAGCGAAAAATCCCAGAATTTTGCAGTAAAAGCCTTATAATTCTTGACGGAGATGTCGAGGGAGTGAAAGGCATGGACAGTATTCTTAAACTTCCCGGAGCCCTGCCGCCGGACCAACTCATCTTTGAATTCCTATATAACCTCCCACCAGAAGACCCTTATTGGAAAAACACCTCTGGATTTAACAAGCCTGTTTTCATTTCGTTATGCGATAAAATTTCTGAGGTGCTTCAGATTGACCCTGCCGAAGAGATCATTGACATGGTGCAGCTCGTGGCTAACTACCGGAAAAAATCCGGGCCAGAGGATCAGCGCCTTCGAGGTCACTTCAAGGCCTTCGCAAAAAACGCGACATTTTTGAGCATGGTCAATGGAGGAACAGCCAAAAATCCTTATAGAGCCTGGGTTAAGCATAACGCGGAGTTTGCAGAGGCATTCAGAGAGAGTCTCCGGAAAAGCCTGCGGAGCACCATGGTCAATGGTCATGGTATCGATTCGGCATTGCTCAAAATTCTTGATGCACCTGAGGCAAAAAAAACAGCTTCTGCCGTTCCGGAATAGGGCTGGCCAAGTATACTGCCGGCCGTTAAACTGAGGTCGCGCGCACCTCAAGGGATGAGACTCAATGTACTCCAACAAGCTATACAGCCCCCTACGCTACCCAGGCGGTAAGGCTCGCTTTGCGCCTTTCATTGCCGAGGTGATGCGGGCTAATGGCCTGGCGGGCGGGCACTATCTCGAGCCGTTTGCTGGCGGAGCCGGAGTTGCCTTAGAGCTTCTTTTCGACGGGCATGCAACGCATATTCATGTCAATGATCTCGATCCGGCCGTATTCGCCTTCTGGTCAGCCGCGACAACCGATCCGGATGGAATTCTAAAACTACTACGGGACACACCAATCACCATGGAGCAATGGCATCACTGGCGCTCCGTGATGCTTGGACAAGACCCTGAGCTCTCCCTTGCCGAGAGGGGTTTCGCTACACTTTTCGTGAACCGCACAAACCGATCCGGCATCCTCAAGGGTGGAGTCATCGGGGGAAAATCGCAGACTGGCGCCTACAAACTCGATGCGCGATTCAGCAAGGAGATGATTGCAGCCAGGCTTGAACGAATCGCGCTGAATGCAGATCGGATTTCGGTATATTGCGAGGACGCCTTTCTTTTGCTCAGTCGCGCAGCAGAGTTTCTGCCAGAGCAATCACTGATCTACCTTGACCCGCCGTACTACGTTAAAGGGCGCGGCCTATACCGAAACTTCTACAAGCACGATGATCATCTGCAAATTGCTCAATTGCTGCAGTCGACTGACTTCGAGAGACCATGGGTAGTCTCGTACGATAGCGCACCAGAAATCTGTGAGATGTACAGCCAGAACGAGGCTCTAACTTACGGACTGCACTACACCGCCCAGGCGCGATATGTTGGCGACGAGGTCATGTTCTTCAAAGAAGGCATCTCCGTGCCTGATGCGAAAATACCTAGAGCCACTGTGGCGACCTAACTCCTAGCCCGGCCCAGAGCCGGGCTTCTTGTTTCTGCCCTCCCCGATCTGATCCGTAGCCCGCCAATGGTGGCTGTACGCCACGAATGGTAAAGTGCGGGCTCAATTACGGGAGGGATCCAATGAAGTCAAAGATGGCAATTTTCCTGCTCGGCGCCTGCATGGCTACTTCGGCAGTCGCAGCCAAAAAAGCCGCCGAGCCAGCATCATGGGCTCAAGAGCCCGATAGTTTTATGGGCGTCAAATTTGACCAAAAATTTGTTTACTCTGTCCCAGAGTGTCCAGCGGGTTACGAGATCCCCAAGGATATGTGTCGAGGAACTCCGTATCAGGGCCTCTATTCCACTAAGGGTGCGCCATCCATCGGGATTGGTTACGGGCTTTCCGTAATGGCGAAGAATGGGCCGGTTGATTATTTCTACCTGACCACGAATTCTGAAAACTACCTTCAGCTGGTGCAGCTATTCATTACCAAATATGGTCAGCCAACAAAGCGCACGACAGAATCAGTAAAGACTAAAGGTGGTGCCTCATTCACCAACGAAAATCTACGCTGGCAAGGAAAAAAAATAGAAATAGCCATTGAAAAATACAGTGACGATATCAACACCAGTTCGGCCACGCTGAGGACCCTTGCCTCAAGAACCAAGGTTGTCCAGGACATCGGCGAAAAAATCCAGGATGCTGCTGGGAAGCTCTAGCCTGCGCGCTCACCACAGCAGCACGATTCAAAACAAGCCCGCCACTGAGCGGGCTTTTTCATGCCCATCCAAAATAATAATGCCATTGGCATTGACGAATAATATTGCCATTGGTATTGTTTATTCCAAGCCAGCACATCACCGGCCCAGCAGCGAAAGCCGCGCCGCTCTTTAAAAATTCAAAACACGCTCCCGCTGCGGAAATAACAGCGGGGCCTCCTGTCCGGCAGGGACAGGGAGGGTCGATGCAAAGGCTCTCAACAAAACCTAACGATTGGCCGCTACGCCTCTACTGGAGACCGGCGATCCGATCTGACCTACCACCCTGGGAGTGACTGGGGCGCTGGAAGGAAACGCAGGGAGAACCTGCGGCGGACGAGGGATACCGAACTGGCGAATGACCCAGATAAGCGTAGCGAGACAGATTCAAAAATTAGCGCCCCGAGCTTCGGCTATGAGGGGTGCCGGACCTCATGCACCCTGCCTCACCCAGCCGGGCACACAGAGCTGTAGCGTGCATGTTGTAAGGACCTGTGATCCAAGGCGGACAGATGCTGTTTGACGCTGCGGGGAGGAAGCTCGAGGCCCCACCGAAGACGACCGGCCAGCCCTGCAATCAGCGGCGGGCAACTGGCCAACATCGCTGACGCAACAAACCCGGTCCGACGCCAGTAGCGGGACCGGGCACTTAACGACCGTTTCACCATTGCACCTGGCTTGCCGGGTGCAGCGGGAAACCAACCGGGAGTCACAACGATGGAAGCAACAATCATCAACGGCGCATGGAAGGGCCACCTCGGACGTGGTCTTGCGCCGCGAGAGCTTCAATTCCTTCTCTGGATTGCCCAGGGATTAACCTCGAAAGAGATCGCCAGAGAGTCGGGCATCACGCCAGGCGGCGTGAAAAATCGCCTTACCAACGCGATGTTCAAGCTCGGCGTCACGCGCCGCACTGCCCTTGTGGCCGAGGCCATGAAGCGGCAGATCATTTCTCCGGCGTGCTTCGTTCTCGCCGCGCTGGTTGCCATGCACTCGATGCTCGATGGCGACTCAATGCTGCGCGATCGACGGGTGCCGGATAGGCGCACGATGCAGGTGCGCGTGGTGCGCCGGGCTGAATGTCCAGCACTGACTGTCTGAACGGAAAGCATCACTGAAGCCCGCTCAATGAGCGGGCTTTGGGATGACAACCGGAGGGCAACACGATGTTCAACATGGCAACCATGGCGGCTGATGAATGCCGCACCGACGCTGAAGAGCGCACCTACTACCGCTGGATCGACCAGGCATCCCAACTGCTCGGCCACCAAGTCGCCCTGGGCTCGCAGGAAGAAAGCGACCTGCACGACCTCTACGCCGACGGCTGCACCCCGGACGAGGCTGTGACTGAGCTGCTGGCTCAGATTGCACTCGTAGCTGCATGACGGTCTTTTCACTGATGCACCTGGTGACGGGTGCATTGGGAAAACAACCGATCAAGCACGGAGCATCAAATGAGCGAACAAACCCTTCAAGCGCTACTTGCCGAGCGCGTCACTGCATACGCCCAGTCCGACCGCCCGCGTGAACTGATCGACGAGGGCATCGACAAGCTGTTCAAAGAAGTTGTGAGTGGCACCTTTCGTTCCTACGGCGACTTCGGCGGAGCAATAAAGGAAGCCGTCAAGTCTGCACTGCCGGCCAACGTCACCGACATGTTCGAGCTTCAGCGCTACAACGCCCTCGTCGCCAACGCCCTAAGCCAGCGCTGGGAACAAGCAGCCATGGGTTCGCTCATCTTGGAGCGCGCCGAAAAGTCCATAGCTGATGTGCTCACCGGTGAGGGCTTGCTGACCGGCGAGGTTTCGTTGAAGAAACTGCTCGACGAGTTCGTGGAGCACCACAAAGAGAGCGCCGCCGAAGGCCGATGGGAGCGCCCAGAAATTCGCGTCGAAGAAGGCGACGGCAGCTATTCCCACAAGACGATCCACATCTACTTCGATCCAGAGCCGGAAGACAGTTACCGGAGCAGCCATTACTCGTCTTCAGCGCGCAGCAACTACAGCCTGAAACACGCACTGCACGTCAGCATCAAGGGCGAGCGTGAAACCGGTGACCGCTGGAAACCGATCATGGCGTTTGGCGAGGTCTACAGCGCCAAACTGGACGACAAGAAGATCGCCATCGACATGCAGGTGTATTCGAAGTGGGAGCGTATGTTGGCGTCCCTGTACTTCGGCAACGCCATTTTGTTGATCGACTGCGACACAGATGACCTGAGCTACGGCATCTACGACTGAACAACCAGCGCCGCGACAGCCTGTCGTTAACTGCCGGTGAAGCATGGCCAGCTTGCAGAAATTGGTCCGCGCCGCGATCAGTGCCCGCACATGCGGCCTTCATTCTCAAACAGGACTTCCCGATGAACGCACAACAGCAACTCACCCCGCCGGCCATCGGCGAAGTTTGGCCGGGCCAGGGTGGCATCTATCTCGGTCTCCGCCAGTACCCAGAAGGCCTTTGCCACGTCATCGCTGCGGAGAAAGATCTTCCAGGGCGCCACGCCTATGGCGATTACGGTGTGAAGGTCGAAGCCGAAAGCCGCGCTGATGGTCGCGCGAACACTGCGATCCTGCTGGCCCGCGAAGGTAAGCACCCCGCAGCCATCGCCGCTGCCAGCTACACCGCCGACAGCCACGCCGACTTCTATCTCGCATCCATCGGCGAACTGCATCACGCTTGGCAGTACGCCCCAGGGTCGTTCGCAACGGATTGGTACTACATTTCAAGCACGCAGTACTCAGCCAACTACGCCTGCAGCATGGACTTTGAGGGTGGCTGGCTCAACTACGACGTCAAGCTCAACGAGCGCCTCGTGCGCCCGTCCGCAGATTCCTTCAGTAATTCATTCCTTCAATGCTTTTCCCCTGACAGCCGGGAAAGACCGGTACCCACCCTTTTCAACACAACTGCGAATGCACTCCCCTCCGCGCCCAGCGGCAACCAGCGGAGCGGATGAGTGCATTGCGAGTTTTGTTGGATTAACACCACGCCACTCTGGAGACAGTCATGCACCCAAGTGTTCAGCTCGGCAAAGAAGTACGCGCAGCACTACGTCTTCGTTCTCGCATCGCTACGGAAGACCTCTACGCACTGATCGGCCGGCCATCACCGGTGGCGATGCCTCGCTTCGTTGTGAAGCCGGCAGGTGTGGCCTTCTTCCATGTCGTGGATGGTCGCACCGGCAAAGCCCGTGGCTTTCGTCGCGATCACAACGAGGCCTGCGCTTTGGCGCGCAAGCTTGAATCCCAGGAGTAGACCATGACTGATTTCCTCGACACCGCTGAAGGGCCGGACTGGCTCCATGACGCAATCAACTCGCTGATCTGCGGTGACAACGTCACGGCGCCGCGAGCTCACGGCAAGACGGTTGCTTTGGTGACTCCGCAATCGCTGTGGGAGGCGCTGGCCGAGCACCTGGGCGCCCAGGAACACATCGCCCCGCTGCTGACCGACAACCGCGAATATCCGATTGAGCGAATGATCTGTGAAGTCATCGCAGACGGACGCCGGGTGCACGGCAAGACCTTCGATCTGGCTTGCGAGGCCTTGGGGCAGCCAAAGAACAAAACGCACCCCACGGCGCTCCACGACGTTGCCGAGGCGCTTATCAGGCCGTGGGCCAACGAGTACGGCCGAGCGCGCGTCGAGGAACTGGATGCCGACCGAGCCGCAGACAGAGCGGAACAGCTCAAAGCGGATGCAGCATGAGCGGCACCGGCGCGCACAAGCGCAGCCAGCAACTGGCGATCCGCTGCGCGAAGCTACGGCGCGAAGGTTTGTCCCTTTCAGAAGTGGCCCAAGCCACAGGCATCAAGAAAGAGCAAGCTAGCGCCAGGATCGCCCTGGGCGAACGGCTTCTGTCGCTGGTCGAGTCGTGATCGCCCTTTTCTACCTGCGCGACTCCTTCCCACCCCTAGTTCTCTACACATGCGCAATGCTGGTCAGCACTCTCTCTGATCACCTCGCCCAATAACCTTCATCTTTCAAAGCTGCGTACCTACGCGGCGGGAGATAGTCATGCCTACACCCAACCTCGCCCTGTGGGAAGAGGTCGAAAAGACCGATCCCAAATTCACCAAGGAATACATCGGCCTCGGTGGTTTCACTGGCACCGCGGTTAATGCCCAGTACCTGGCCAAGCGCGCTACAGAGCAGTTCGGCCCATGTGGTACTGGCTGGGGTTATGAGGTGATCGAAGAGCGCTTCGACATCGGTGGCCCGCTGCTAAACAAGGAAGGAACAGTGCTGGCCAACGCCCAGGTGCACACGCTCAAGGTCTCCCTGTGGTACCTGGGTGGTGACGGCGAGCGCAAGACCATCACCCACTACGGGCACACGCCGTTCATTACGCAGAACAAATTCGGAAGCATCAGTACCGACTTCGACGCACCGAAGAAGTCCCTCACGGACGCGATCGGCAAATGCCTGAGCCAACTTGGCTTTTCCGCGGACGTTCGCCTGGGTCTGTATGACGACATTCACTACGTCAACGAACGCCTGGGAGAAGCCGAGATTGAGCGTGCCGAGGACAAGATCGAAGCGAAGGAGCGCCTGGCTGCCGAGTATCGCGAGTGGCGGGCCGAGACGCTCCATCTGATTGGTACCGCGCAGTCGCTCAATGAGCTGGAACAGCTCTACAAGTCGGCAATGCGCAAGCTGGACTTGCGCAAAACCGATCCAGATTGCGCGGCCCACAAACTCAAGTTCACTCGCGCCAAGGATGCTCGCAAAGCAGACTTGGAAGACGCTATGGAAGGTGCTGCATGACTGACCTCTACAAACTTAATGCGCAGATGGCCGAACTCGCGGTGCTTGCTGACACCGACGACGAAGGCCTACGCCAAGCTATCCAAGACACCATGGATGGCATCAAGGGCGAGTTCGAAGTGAAGGCCGATAACGTCGTCATGCTGCGCCGCAACATCGAAGGTGATATCGACGCCATCGACAAGGAGGTCGACCGCCTCAACGAACTCAAGCGCATCAAGAAAAACACCGTGGGCCAGCTCACCGATTACCTTCGCCGAAACATGGAGGCCGCAGACATCAAGTCGATCAAGCGGCCACTGTTCACTATCACACTCGCGCTCTCGCCCGAGAAAGTGATCGTCGACAACGAACAAGCCGTACCCGACGAGTTTGTCTCAGTGAAGAGCGTGATCACACCCGACAAAAAAGTCATCGCCGTCCGGCTCAAGGAAATCCGTGATCACAACGAAGCTGTGCGCAAGCGCATCGAAGCCGGCGAAGACGCGGAGCATGAACTGCTACCGGAACCGGCCTGGGCTCACCTTGAGCGCGGCGAAAGCTCGATCCGGATCAAGTGAGGTCAGCATGATCAGCAACCACCTCAACCTGGTCGAGCAGCGGCGTGGTGCTGCTGCCGCCCTTTCCGACCAGATCGCCCAATACTTGGCCGCCAACGGGAAAATCGAACAACTCGAAAGTCCGCCGTTGAATCCAGAACCCGCCAAGCGCTCGAGCAAGATAGACCCTGAAACGGTCCTCAAGCGGCGCCCGAAGCCGATATCGGCTGCCGACCGCAAGGCACTGCGCAAAATGGCGAACTCGCTATGAAATCGAAACGCAAACCCAACAACGGTTTCGCCCGGGCCGAGCGTAGTTGCCGGGCGCTTCTCAGCACCAATCATGTCGCGGTCGTGAACATCGACCCGAGCGGCTCCCAGATCATGGTGAACTGGAAGAACTGCCGGCAGATCCGGAGTCTGGCGATCGCCAACGCCCTGTTCGACTTCTCCTATCACTGGACGATCTACATCGCCGCCATGTGCCGCGATGAGATGGGCACCGAGTACCTGAAGTCCACGGAGATCTCACCGCAGGGCATGTACAAGGTCGAGCGCCTGACCGACGCGATCGAGCATTACTACCTGGGGCTGCGCAACGGCTGCAACCCGAACCACATACTCGCTTCAGGGTGGATCGCCGTTCCTGCCGAGATCACGCTGGAAGAGGCGCAGGCCGCAAAGCTGTTCTACGCCGCCGGTGCCTGGAATCAGGTGAAGGTTGCAGCGTGAAACGAACCACCAACCGGGCGGCCACGCGCCGCCGACAGACCTGGCTGGACTTGCCGGCCAGCGGAATTGAAGAGGTAGGCCATGGCCGAAGAACAGGTGCTGACGCCGGAAGAGCCGCAACTGACAGCGGAGGCCATAAAACAGCGCAAGAAGCGCGAGAAGGCGGCAAACAAGAACGCTGCATTGGGCGTCGAGAAGTTTACGGTTGAGGTCGCCGGCGTGTTCAAGCCCGACCTCAAGCGGGTCATGAAGGCCCACGGCATCAACAATCAGCAGGAGGTTCACCAACTGTTGCTGATGAACCTGATCGCCGCCGACTTCGAAACGCAGTCCTCAATGCTTCGATGTGTCACGACACCTTTTGCTGTTACTGAAAAGGTGTCGCGCATCATTCAGGCCGCCGGCATCAAGTCGCTCACCGACGATCCACCAGAGCCTGACGACGAAATAGACATTCCGAAATAAGCCATGACGTCATTCAGGAACGATGGTGAAAAGAGCATTGTGGCTTCGGTCAAGAACCATAGCTCGCCCATCAGCTGATGACTCAATTCGGCCGATGTACGCACCACCATCCACTGCATAAAACTCATCATCATCTATGCGGTAAAGCAATTTTCCAGAGTCGTTTCGAACGAACTCATCTTCGTCTATACGGCCGACAATAATGCTGGTTGGGCCACGACTCGCAAAGACGTTGTATCGACCTTTTGTGTAATCAACCATCTGCATCTCCTTCCGGCTCCATGCCGGGCCGAACACAAATACCCCAACCCAAACCAAATTGCCACCACCGGTCACGGAGGGCGGCGCACACCAGGAGAAAACCATGACTCAACATGCACAACAATCCGTTGCCGCCGCCGAACTCCCAGAGCGTGGACAGCCGCTCGCCGGCGGAACCTTCTTCGCACGCTACTGGCTGGGTAGCCAAGAGCATGCCCTGATCCTCCCAGATATCGAGTTTTCTGTGGCCTGGGGTGAGTATGGCGAAGACATCGCCGGCGCAAAAAGCTACAGCGACGGCGCCGCGAACACCCGCGCCATGGCCGAGGCTGGTAGCCAGATCGCCATCAAGGCACTTGAGCTTGGCGCGCATATCCCCTCTTGCCTGGAGGCGGCACTCATGATGACCGCCAAGCAGGAAGGCCTGATCACCCTCCGCGAGGATCGCTGGCATTGGCTGAGCACGCAGTACTCAGCCCACTACGCCTACGTCATGGACTTTGAGGATGGCTGGCTCGGCTACGTCGACAAGTTCTACGAGCGCCTCGTGCGCCCCGTCCGCAGCCTTCCAATTCGCTAATTCGCTTCTTCATTCCTTTTTTGCAGGCGATTCCGGGGTCGTCAGGATGACGATCAGACCAGAAGCGTGTCGGGAAGCTCCGGCCGCCTGCACCCTATTCAGCTCACAGGAGCATCCCATGCAAGCGAATCAACTGACGACCTACACCTGCGGCGACCTGACGATCAGCAGCCCAGATAAATCGGTGGTGCTCAAGCTGGCTTCTCTGGCGATCGGCGCTGTGCCAGTCGCGTCTGCAAGCGGCATTCCCGCCATCGGCGAAATCTGGCCGGGCGAAGGCGGTGTGAATGGCGGACTGTTCCAGGGCGGTGATCGCCCCTACTACCTGATCGTCCCGACGGGCGCAGATGCCGAAACCGACGTCGAGTGGGGTGGCTACGGCCATGAACACGACGGCGCCAAATCGCCATGGGACGGACAGGCCAACACTGCTTTTCTGGCAAGCAGCAACCGAGAACACGACCACCCTGCCGCCCGGTTCTGCGCAAGCTTCGAGCGCGATGGGCACAAGGACTTCTATCTCATGGCCAGGCGTGAGGCAACCCATCTCGAAATCACAGTGCCACATCTGTTCAGAAAGCCTTGGCACTGGACCAGTTCGCAGTACTCAGCCGGCTACGCCTACGGCATGGACTTTGAGAATGGCTGGCTCCTCTGCGACGACAAGAGCTACGAGCGCCTCGTGCGCCCCGTCCGCAGAAAGTACTTCTGATCATTCAATCCTTCATTCATGGGCGCCGAGGCGCCCTCGCTTTTCGAGGAAGCCAGGATGGCCCTGCACACGGAGCTGGAAATCCACAAGGTGGCCGACGAGCTGTTCCAGTTCTCTCTCAACCTGGTCCGCCATATTCCTCGCGACTTGAAGCAAGTCGCCGGCAGTAAAATTCGAGACATAGGCCTTGAAATCCTGCTGCTGATTGGGCGGGCCAACATGGCGCGAGACAAGCGTCAGCACCTTACCCAGGTAATCGAGAACACCTGGGCGCTCAACTACCTGTTCAGGGCTCTTTCTGACTCTGGCGCCATAAGCCGGGGTCAGCACGCCAAGGTTATGAAGCTCACGGCCTCAGTCGGCCGCCAGGCGAACGCCTGGAAGAAATCCGCAACCGCGCCCGCTGCTTGAGGGTTACGGCCCTCCTGCCTGTGCGCCGAATCTGGTCGTGCCGCTGTCCAGCTGGACACCGCCATGCGCATCAGAGATACCGCCGATCTAAAGCGTTCGGGCTGGTCTCGCGCAGTTTCTCTGCTGATCGGCATTGCCTTCGGCAGAGCGATGTAGATAGCACGACAAGTCGCAGTACTCAGCCAACAACGCCTACAACATGGACTTTGAGAATGGCTGGCTCAACTACGACGACAAGAACAACGAGCGCCTCGTGCGCCCCGTCCGCAGATTCAAGTGTTGCCCCTTTCCAGTTCGAGGATCTTGTCCAGGCCTACTACGATTGCCGGCGGCGCAAGCGGAATACCGCAAGCGCCAGGCGATACGAGCAGGACATGGAGATCAACCTGCTGGAGCTTTACGACGACCTGATCGCTGGCACTTACCGGCCAGGCCGCTCCATCTGTTTCGTCATCACAAGGCCAAAAGCCCGCGAGGTCTGGGCTGCCGACTTCCGCGACCGCATCGTGCATCACCTGCTGTACAACCACATCGGCCCAGCTATCGAGCGCAGCTTCATAGCGGACAGCTGCGCTTGTATCCCCGGACGCGGCACGCTGTACGCCGCAAAGCGGCTTGAGGCGAAGATCCGCAGTGCCAGCCAGAACTGGTCGAGGCCATGCTGGTATCTAAAGCTGGACCTGGCCAACTTCTTCGTGTCGATCGACAAGCGTGTGCTTGCCCGGCAGCTGGCCGCCCGAATCAACGAACCTTGGTGGCGGGCCCTCGCCGAACAGATCCTGATGCACGATCCGCGGGAGAACTACGAGGTGCGCAGCCCCGCGCATCTGTTCAACCGGGTGCCGCAGCATAAGCGCCTGACCGCGCAGCCGGCGCACCTCGGGCTGCCAATCGGCAATCTGTCGTCGCAGTTCTTCGCGAATGTGTATCTGGATGCCCTGGACCAGTTCTGCAAGCACGCGCTCAAGGCCAAGCACTACATCAGGTACGTCGACGACTTCGTCCTGTTGCACGAGTCACCGCAGCAGCTCAATCAGTGGCTGGCCCAGATTGAGGCGTTCCTGCCGAGCTTGGGCGCCCGACTCAACCCGAAGAAAACGATCCTGCAGCCGGTCGACCGCGGCGTCGACTTCGTCGGGCATGTGATCAAGCCCTGGCGCCGCACAACTCGTAAACGGTCCGTGGCGCAGGCGCTGAAGCGCACGGCCGCGGCGCCGACTGAGGAGTTACGCGAGACGGCCAACAGTTACTTCGGCCTGCTCGGGCAGGCCAGCCACAGCGCCAAGGATCGAGAGAAGCTGGCTCGCGTCGCGCTAAAGCGCGGTCATGTCGTCAATGGTGCGCTGACCAAGACCTATCCGAAAAAGCCAGCTTGATGCCGGCGCCTTCCCTGGAGAGTACCCATGCAAGCAGTCATCTACGCGGGCCTGCGTAACGGCGCCCGCGACCAACAGATCCACGATGCCCTGCTCTACAAGCACGTGGTCGAGGTTGCAAAGGAGTTTCAACTGGCACCGAACACCATTCGGGCCGCAGCAAAGCGCATTCAAAACGCCGTGGTGTTCGAGCTGAGTCTGCTGGGGGGGGTAAGCCAATCCAGATCGGGCGCGTCTCGGCGGACTGCTTTCGAAAAGCAGCCCTGGGCGCTTACCGGGCCTACCGTGGCACATTTCAGAACCTCGACCTGCCCTGCTGGGTGATCACCGACGGCACGCAGCGCATTGAAGTGCTTGAGCTTCGCAAGATTGATACCGGTGAAGCATCGCTGTAGTCGCCCTCTTCCACTGCATTCCACCTACTCAACAATCACGCCAGCTGGCGAGGGTCACGGCAGCGAAGGATCTGGCGGATAAGGCCCAAGTACCTTATGAATGTTCGGCCACACCATGAATGCCTTGGTCGCCTTCCCGCCGAGAGTGCAATAAACCAGAAACTCCGTCTTGCTGCCGCTGCTCACACGATACCGGTACTTGCTGCAGTTATCAGCGCCTGCCTCGTTAAGTGCGCGCGTGATACTGAATTCTTCAGCCTTGATCCATGGTGCCGGGTACATTTCCTCAAGGGAACGCTCTGAACTCTGCGATCCAAGCGCCACATTAGCGGGCAGCGTGCTGGTGTTTGGTCGATTTCTACTATCGATCATCCCCTTTCCAACGAGACCGGCCAGCCCAATCGCCAAAACAATCCCTATTGTCCTTCTCTCCACGCCAATTCGCCCCACCTAAAGATACGGATGATGTCAGTTTGAGCTGATCCTAGCCTACAGATTGAACCTCAACACCTCTTCGTTCATCAGTCACCCGGGCATGCCCCGGATAGGACGCCCCATGCCCACAGAAAAGATGAAGGCCTATCACGTCGGTGAAGGCTCCGAAGGTGAGCACGTCATTACCTTCGCCACCAACAGTGCTACAGCGCGCCGCGAAGGTGGCAACGAGTTGAACCTGACCTTCGAAGAGGTGGATTTCTGCCGGCGCGCGCCGTGGGCTGATCAGTTCGCAGGTCAGAGCTTCATCCCGGCCAAGGCCTACCACGAGCAGGGTTGGTGGCTGTACTGCAACAACTGCGAGAACCAGCTCTACGATGACGAGGAAGACGACGAAGGTAACCCGCTCCAGATCGTCTACGACGGCCGGCACGCTTACTGCGATCAGGGCTGCAAAGATGCGCGGGACAAGGAGATCTCAGACGCGAACGCCAAGGGCGAGGCCTTCAAGGCAAAGGTACTGGCAGAGCGTCCTGATCTGACCTTTACCGAGTGGAGCATCGGGTGGCCACGGGTTTCTATGTCGGCCAAGTTCCAGTTCCCTGGCTCGCAGTACGGAGGATCGGTAAGTGATCACGATGGAGACGGAACCCTGACCTGGTACGTGGCCCAGGGCGACAAAGCCGCGTGGGACTTCTACCAGAAGGAGCACGCAGCATGATCAACTTCTTTTGGCGCCTAATCGCCAAGCTCCTGGGCCGCCCGGCAATCGCCGAATGGCTCATCGCCCGCGCCAAGCTCACCCCGTACCAGCACATCATGTCCGCCGACGGCGCCGAGATGTACATGGGTCGCTGCCATGAGTGAAGTCTGGAAACCTGTTCCCGGTTGGCCATACGAGGCCAGCAATTTCGGGCGCGTGAGAAATACCAAGACGGGTCGCGTGCTGAAGCAGTCCCCGCACAAGTCCGGGTACTTGAATGTCCAGCTGTGGAACAAGATGGTGTTCAAAACCTTTCTAGCTCACCGGTTGATCGCCATCACCTTCCTCGGCGAAAGCCCATCACCTGAGCATGAAGTTGCTCACAGCGATGGCGATCGCCACAACAACGCCTCAAGCAATCTCCGCTGGGTGCTGCATGTTCAGAACATGCGGGATCGTGATGCCCACGGCACCACGGCGCGCGGGAGAACAAACGGAAAGCTGAAGCACCCTGACTCAGCAGTGCTGAAAGTCAGGCAACTATACGACGGCGGGATGTCAATGAAGGAAATCAGCGCCATCACCGGAATTCCTATCGCAACAGCGGAGGGGTTTGCCAAACGAACCAGACGTCCAGTCCTGACTGGCACCTACACCGGTACCGACAATTGAAAAGGATTGCATGATGAGTGAAATACAAACATTGGCGATTTTGGTGCTGGGCGGCGCCTTCGACGCAACCGAGCTTGGCGAGAACGACTTCCAGCCGGACATGAAACTGATCGAAGAGCTTCAGCAGCGCCTGGTCAACGGCACCGATGACGTTTACGTCGAGCTGATTAACCGCGCCGAACTCGACCGGGTCACCGCCGAGAATGCCGCCCTGCAGCTGCGCCTGAACGCAGCGGATCAGCTGATTTCCGAGCAAAAAGTCGCGTTGACGCGAATTCACGACCGCGCCGACGCCTTCGCCGAAGATGAATGCAGTATGCGGGTCGCCTCTGTTGAGGTTATCAGGGATATCGCGGCCAGATCGCTCGGCACGGACGGCAAGCCTCCAGCCTACAAGCCAGGTCTCTATGCCGTACGCCACATCGACAACTGGGACGGTGAGCGCGATGTGGCGCTGACGTTCGCCATGCTGGACGCCGACGGCAAATGGACTGACAAAGAAACCGGCGACGCCCTGCTGGCATATCGCGGGGACAAGATACTCAGGGCCTGGCCGCTTGACTGCACCGATGCGCCTGACACGCAGATTATCGGCGTACCGCGCAACTGGTTGGAAGACTGGGCGCTTGAACTTGTCGTAACCGCGCAGGACGGTGGCCAGATGTCGAACCAAATCGAGCACCTCCTCGAAATTCACGCCAAGCCTTAACTCCCTCCCCCTTCAAAGTCAGCCGCTATAGCGGCAAGGATGAGTGCGCCCATGGAAAAGAAAAAGCTCGGCCCAGACCATTACCGTTACGTTGATGACATTGGTCCGGACGGCCTTGAGGTTCATTGCGTCACCTATCAGGTGATCGGTGAAACTGCGCAGTACTGGTATATCGCCGACGACTACACGGTGAACATGATCAACGGCTACCAGTACAGCTGGACCGCTGAAGACGTGAAGAAGCGTCGCAAGCGCGTATCGAAGGATTCCGGCGGTAAGCGTTTCGCATACCCCGACAAAGCGCATGCTCTGCGCTCCTACAAGATCCGCAAGTCGCGTCAGCTGGGGCATGCCGAGCTGACGTTGGAGCGCGCTCGTGCGGCGCTGGGTTACTTCGGTGATCTGTCTGTGGCCAATGAGGCGCCCGTCGCTGACAAGCTGATCATTCCGAACGAACACATCCAGGGCCTGGTCTGGGGGTACTGCTGATGATTTTTCTCTCAGCGCCAGCCCTCGCCTGGTTCGCCTATGTGTACTGCTACAAGGGGCCGAAGCCATGACAGACATGATCGAAGTGAAGACCGCCGACCTGATCGGAGCGGCGCTGGACTGGGCTGTTGCGAAGGCTGAAGGAATGCGACAGCACACGCCGGATGGCCTGAAACACGTCTACTGGTATTCGGGGGACCGCTGCATCGGCACGCACTGGTCGCCATCTACCGACGGGAGCGTCGGTGCCCCACTGATTGAGAAGCACCGCATTTGCCTGATGCCGGAGTACGAAGGTCAGTGGCGCGCCGATCTGTTTCGTGATGATGAGGAGCCTCTACACAGCGCTGAGGGGAGTACGCCGCTGATTGCTGTGTGCCGTGCGGTCGTCGCGACTGAGTTCGGCTTGGTAGTCAGCATCCCCGCGGAGCTGATGCCATGAACCGGTTCTTTCGCCGGAAGGCCGAGGCGTGGCTAATCAGGTTCGCGGCAAGCATCCTGATCGGCCGCAACGTCCACCGCTCCGCCGTCGTCTCCCGCCGCGACAACAACGACATGTGGGGAATGGCAGAGCGCCTGAAAGGGATCGCCGACCGCATCAGCGCCGGCTACAGGGACTGAAGAGTTCGCCGCGGCCCGCACGTAGTCGGCTCCTGCCAGGACAACGGGCCGGGCGAACGCAGAAACAATGCCACGGCGCAACGCTGGGGCCCATCAGCAAGATCTGAAACACCCCATTCAACAATCTGAACTGCCTGCCACACGGCGGGCGAGGAATTCGCATGCTCGAAGAAGAGAAAGTGCAGTGCACCAGGTGCCGGAACAAACACAAACACGGCGAGCGCGTCAGCGTACCGAGCAACTGTCTCGGTGGTGTGCGCGATCTGGTCTGCCCACGCTGCAACTGCCGCAGCTACTACAGGCTCGACGCCGACGGCAAGCGCTCTGCGTAATCCTCACCACCTTCTGCCGCAGCGCGGCACGGAGAAACACATGAGTAATGCATTAGACGGGCGCCCGCTCCTGGAGCGCCTGAAGGGGCGCACGCGCAAGTACAGCGGTATTTCTCAAACGCCACCTACGCCTCTCGCCACCGACATCGCACTTCACAAGCAGTCGATCGATGAAATCACCGGGCTGAACGCAGAGAACGAAGCGCTGCGCAAAGCCCTGGGCGGAATGCTGTTCGCCTTCGACGACGGCGTTGGCGTTGGCGTTGGCGTTGGCGAGGACTGGTCGGCTCCACTGCTCGATCATGCGCGCACTCTTTGCTCGGCTGTCGAGTTCAAACCCTAATCCCCCTTCTGCCGCAGCGCGGCATGGAGCAATACCTCATGGAAACCGAAATCCTCTCAGACGAGGAGCTGGCCGAGCTGACCGGCTACAAAGCCAGAGGGTGGCAACGCCGATGGCTCCGCGATCGTGGCTGGACGTTCGTCGAGAGTCGCAGCGGACGACCACTTGTTGGCCGCCAATATGTCCGTATGAAGCTTGGCGTGACACTGCAGGTGGTGCCACTTATGCCGCCACCAGCCGCCGCTCCTGCTTGGACTCCAGACATTTCAAAGGTGAGGTGATATGCGCCCAAGGAAGACCCAAAACCGTAACCTGCCACCGCGAATGTACGTCAGGCAGCGGACGCGCAAGAACGGGAAGATCTGGGTCAGTTATTACTATTTGGACACACAGGGGAAGGAGGTGTCGCTCGGCGGCGATCTGAACCTGGCGCGCCTCAAGTGGGCAGAACTGGAAGCCAAGGACAAACCGAAAGATCTGTGCTTCATGCGCGCGATCTTTGATCGATACGAGCGCGACGTCATACCTAAGAAAGGCGAGCGCACCCAGAAGGACAACCGAGCAGAATTGCGGCAACTCCGTCCCTACTTCGACGACGCTCCAATTGATGCAATCACCCCTGCACAGATCGCGCAATATCGTGATGCCAGGAGTGCAAAAGTTCGGGCAAATAGGGAGATCGCCACGCTGTCCCACGTCTTCAACATGGCAAGGGAATGGGGGCTTACAGTTCGCGAAAACCCATGCCAAGGCATCAGAAAGAACAAGGAGACCCCTCGGGACTTCTACGCAAACGATGCAGTATGGAGTGCGGTGTACAAGAAAGCGGCTCAAGAGCTGAAGACCGCAATGGACCTAGCCTACCTGAGCGGCCAAAGGCCGGCGGACGTGCTGGTGATGAGGAAGGATGATATCGAGGGCGGCGCATTGAATGTCGAGCAGAACAAGACCCACAAGAAGCTCAGGATCTTGCTGGAAGTGGAAGGAAGGGAGACGGAATTTGGTGCGCTGATACGGAGCATTCAAGCGCAAAACGAGAGGCACAGTTCGCCCTATATGATCCTGACGGACGAAGGCCGGAGGGTGACAGCAGCAATGCTCCGGCACAGATGGGACGATGCGCGGGAAGAGGCAGCGAAAGCCGCTTTGGAGAATGGAGATGCAGCTCTGGCAAGCAAGATCCGTCAGTTCCAATTCCGCGACATCCGACCTAAAGCAGCGTCAGAGATCACCAGTATTGAGGATGCAAGTCTCCTGCTGGGTCATACCAAAGGCGACATAACAGAGCGCGTTTATCGTCGCGTCGGTGCCATTGCGAAGCCCACGAAATGA